AATATCAGGTCTTGTATCAAATACTGCATCATATACTATCTCACGTTCACGTTGTTTTTTATAGGGAATGATTGAATAATTTAAGTGACTTGGTCCAAGCCAAGAAGTATAGTGAAAGGGGTCAATAAAAACAGGTAAAAACTTAATTAGTTTTTGATTATTATCTATAAAGCTGTCAGTTATTCTTTTTGTGGGCATATTCTCAAGTTGCCAAGTAACAAAATAATACTCAACGTTCTCTGCTATTGATTCGTAAAACTTGAAAGCGGCTTTATGATTATAGTCCCATGTTCTATAATGACCTCTTAAAATTACAGCAATATTTTTCACAGTAAATTATGTTCAACACAGTATTTGTACATATATTCAGCCCACAATTTGTGACCATAACTGTTAGGATGGAACACTTCAAATACTTTTTCATAGTCGTTATTTACTTGTGAAAGAAGATAGTGGTGCATTGTACCTTGTTCTTTACTATCTTTGTTAATAAATTTAACTTTGTCAATGCTTTCCCATATTTTTTTAATTCCTAATTCAGTAGTATGAATTTTTTCTGTATATTTTTTATCATCCCATTGGTAAATCATTTGTTGGTAATGATGATAAAATGCCTGATGCATTACATATTTTATATTAAGTTGTTTTAACATCATTTCAGTATGCCAAACAGTTGTAACCCATCTAAGTAAAAATTCTTCTTCACAATAAAAATGTTCAAAGTATAAACGCATCAGTTGATTTATATCATCATTTTTGCAATCGTAATCTAAAGCCCAAGGCCCAAATTCTTGCCATCGAATACCTTGAGGGTTGTCTTTGTAATAAAACTCAGTTCTTTCTGGACTTGTCCAACCAATAGTAATGAATAAATCACTAGTGTCTCTACCAGAAGTATATCCCTCAATACTTAGCCATTCAAGTAGTGTACGTGATATAGCGTCATTACTGTATGCACATTTACTTAAATCAACAATTTCTGTTGCATTTATTGATTTGGCAAATATATTGAGATATTTGTGTTTTAATCTAAATGCTTCGTTCACTGGTTTAAGATGTAGGTGATGGGCATCGATACCTAATTTCATTATTGGAATAGGTTCCTCTATTGGATCAACTAACTCTGACCCCCAACACCAACTATCACCGCATCCAATTAGTCGCATCTTATTTCCTTTATTTTATTTATATAGTCGCTACATATAGCCATGCATTCTACATTTAATACATTGTTTAATGTATTGTCTATATACTCCGGCATGACCATAATACTGTTCCGTGTCAGTGGCTTACCGGGTTGTGTCCATATGTCACCTTGACTAGTTAACACACAACTATCACTTTCATGCCAAAAGAAATTTAGTATTCTGTTTGCACCCATGACATATAGTGCATCTAAATTCTTTGCATGTAACCATAAATTAGGTTGTTCTATAAATTCATATGACACTTCATAGTCAGGATGGTCATGTCCTAGAAACCACTTATCATCTACATACCACACATCTACTTCACAATGATAGCCTTTACTTAATGCTAATTCAATTTGCTGTGGTCTGTTCTCTAAATTAACATCAGGACCATTAAACAATCCCCTATGTGCAATGTATATCATAATGTTTTTAGTATTTCCCAAGTTTCTTTATAACCATTGTCAATTTGAAAATATTTATTAACCTTATTAATAGTCATGGGATAATCTATTCCATCAGTAAAACATTTATCCCCGAAAAAATATGAATCAGTTAAATCATAATCAATCATCAAAAGACCCGTACAGCTACCCTTGTTGGCGCCACGTAAACAAATATCAATACTTGTATTACCTCCTAGATATGCTTCAAATCTAGGAAATTGTTCTACAAATTTAGTAGCTAGTAACTTACGCTCGTTGTGCTTTCTATCCCATTCAATATATTTATTACGGTCATCAATTGTTGCATTTCTTCCCACCACTGAAACATTCAAACTACCTGTTCGTTGTTCTATGTGGTTACCTGTTTTAGTGGTATATGGGCTTTCTTGTATATAACTATTAAGCCAATATAATTCTTCGGGTCTTAATGTAAATTGATTTAATTTATATTCTCTACCTTCAATGAATACATGATTACCCATACAATGAAACTGTATTTTTGCATTGTTAAGTATTTCTGATCCTATTTGGTTTATGGTAGAATGTCTTTCACCACCGGTAAGTATGACATATTTTTTATTTTTACTCCATTCAAGAAACCATGCATGAAAATCTGGATCAATTTTTTGACCAGTATCACATAATACGCCATCAACATCAAATATCCAAGTTGTCATACTATATATTTGTCTCCCGGTATACTAGGTGTTTTAACACATACCACAGTGCAGTCTTCCAAAAATATAGGATCTGCAATTTCGTTTGTTTCTACGATGAATGTATCACCTGCATTTAACTCTACTCCGCACATTGTCATTTTGCCTGATATTAACACATTATATTCTGTGATTAGTTTATGATAGTGTGCGCCGTATACTTCACCTTTAGGATGCACTCTAACACACACTTCAAAATCTTTTGTGCGTAATAAACTTTTGTCAAAGTCTCCGATGATCCAACCACGGTCGTGGTCAGATAGTTTACCTACTATCATATAAATACTTCTCCAAATCTTCGGGAGTGCCTACCGGGTAAAATTCTGAATTTTGTATTCTGCATACTCCAATATCCATCCCCTCTTTTACTAGATAATTGTATGTAGGTGCTATGTAATATTCACCATTCGCTGATTTTTTACCATCGTTTATCATACGTTTTGCTGATTCAAAAAAATATTTTGCATGTTTCCAATAGTGTATGCCGGTTAGTGCATGTTTGCTAATCACTTCCTTTTCAACAAATTGTATTGCAAAGCCATCTTCTATTCTTACATAACTATGTTTTGGATCATTATCAGTTATTGTAACTACTGCCCCGTCATATGTTCTCATGTCAGAAATTACATCATATGCATTCCAATTCATTATTTGATCACAATTTGCAATAATTAATTCATCATCTTTATTAATATAGTCTTCCATAATTAATGCGGATGCGGCAGCTCCATTGGGAGTATAATTAACTGAAACAATGTTTGGATCAGGACAGATGCTGTAAATTGCACCTATTGTTTGTTGCATGAATTCATTATTGCGAATAACAAAATGATACTTACCAGTAATCCCTAAACTTTCGATTGCTCTTACAATCATAGGCTTATCATTTATTGATATTAAGGGTTTAGGTAAACTGTGGGTATTTTTAAATCTACTACCTTCACCTGCCAATGGAATTAAAATATTAAGCATACAACATATTTATATACAATATGATGTATTAAAATTTTGAGTAAATTACCATTCTGGATGGTTTGGCAGGCATCTAATGATGCCCGCTATTATAGTTTATCGAATACGTCTTAAATAGTCTCTGCCAACAAGACCCTTTTCAATTTCCATCAATGCTGTAACTGTAGGACCTGCTTTAGTATTAAGTGTAGAACGATGTCCTCGCTTTAATTCTCTTACACGCTGTGCGGCAATGAGTACTAAATCAAACCGATTTCCAACTGCGTTGGCGGCTTCTTCACTTGTATAACGTGCTCTTGATTCTGTCATAGTTTCTTTCTTTGGTTGTAAAAAATGGAGCGGGATAAGAGGCTCGAACTCTCGACCTATACCTTGGCAAGGTATCGCTCTACCAACTGAGCTAATCCCGCATTTAACTTGGTATCATTTTTGGCATATAAGGAACTGCTCTAGGTCCATGACGTTGTTGTAATAGCATACGTGCTTCTTCAGCATTGTTTGCTCCTACTCTGTCTGTGAACTCTTTACCGTTCACTCTTACTGTTGCTTCAAATAATTTCATAATGATTGGTGGGTCGTGACAGGCTCGAACTGCCGACATTCTGCGTGTAAGGCAGACGCTCTACCAACTGAGCTAACGACCCTTTATTTTATTTAACCACCTTGTTCACTGTCTTTAACATTTCCCCAATCAATGACTGGCTTTTCTACATTCATGTCAGGGAGAGGAGGAGGAACGTATCGTTCTTTTGGTGGCTTCTTACCGAATATAGCATCATGCTTATCGGCTAATTCCTCTAAACTTATACTAAATGGTCTTGGTCTACTACCTTTACTCATTTGATTTCCTTTAAATTAAACTTGGTCGGAGTACAAGGATTCGAACCTTGGACCCCCTGGTCCCAAACCAGGTGCGCTACCAGACTGCGCCACACTCCGAATTATTTATAGCCCGATGTTATCGAATCACTTTTTCCACAAGTGACTCACATCATCAGGCATTTTGTATTCATTTCGATATTGCAATATAGTAATATCATCATACTGATCTTTACCATTCCAAGGTGCACCTAATGCTAATGTAACCTTACATTCATCTGATGTGTTAATCATCCCGTGAGGGAAGCCACCATCCATTACAAATGCATGTTCTATATCAGGAGCAGATACTTTTCCTTTATCAGTAATCCAGTATAGTGTACTAGTATTACCTTGCAAAACAATTCTTATCTTATGTTGTAACGTGTTCAACTCATGGGGACTACAATCAATATGTTCGTTGTTTGCCCCACCTGGTTTTGTTATCAACGCCATTACTCTAGCTTTACAGCCTATCCAGGGAAAAATATAATCTTCAAACCAATCAACGATTACTGCAGGAGTATGACTAACCCAACAAAAGTCACCCGGTTGATTATTACTAGTTCCGTCGACACCTATCCCGCCTTTAGTGTTTAAAGGAAACATTTGTGTATGTCTATAGTTGTCCCAAAAACTTAACTTACTATCAAGTGCTAAAATTTCTTTGGAGGCTTTTTTCTTATCTAAGATGGGTATACCATCTATTCTAGCAAACAACAAATTATCGGCTGGTTTAATCATATAATATATTTATGTTAATAGAAACACTGGATCAATATCTGTAGCAACCGTCATACAGATTCTTGGAACTGTATTCATATTTGTATGCACTCTATGTGGTTCTTGAACCCTAATTACTGTAGGTCTAATGATTTCAACCTCTGCTACCTTAGTAGGTATTGAATTATCTTTCAATAAGTAATAAGGTATTCCATTCTGTTGAAAAAACATAGTATACTCACCACCTGAATAAAATTCAGTGCGTGAGCCTTCGCAATTCAAAATAGGAATATTGATTCGACATTGTGATTTAAGATTACTCTTATAGTCAATATGAACTTTAGAATGTTCTTGTAGGAAGGTTACGTACAACGCAACTTTTTTTACCTTTAGATTATAGTCTGCAAACGCAGACAATATTTCAGGACAATATTCAAGGTAGTCCTTATCTAGTAAGGAGAACCCTACTCTCACCGATGAATGATGTTCAAGAAACTTTTTGGTCTTTTCTTGAATGACCTCAAAGTTTTGTATTTCAATCTGATTAAAATATTTCATATTTGGATGCGGGTGACAGATTCGAACTGCCGATGCACCTGGCTTATGAGACCGGTGTGGTGACCAACCCTACCCGCGTAATTTATAAATGTATTTCTTTTTCACTTACAGAGCCAGTCTTATCAGCTGGGTATGAAACACATTTATAAAGTGAGACTGCTACTACACCACATAGCCCAGTCTCTGAGTTGTTACACTGTCCACTTCTTCAATCTAGACGGTTAGAAGTCCGCCTTTGTGATTTTTCAAGTCGCTTTAAACAAGCCTTGCAGTAGATCCAATGCACTGTGCTATTAAGGTATTAGCAATTACCTAACTCTATTACGCTGAGTTAACGCGGGTTTATTGGTGGAGGATACCGGGATCGAACCGATGACCTACTGGTTGCAAACCAGTCGCTCTCCCAACTGAGCTAATCCCCCTCATCTCAGTAAGCCTCTACTTCCTCGTCCACTACCTTTATTCTTGGCAGCATATGATGCAGTTTGGCTATGACAGTTTGGACACAACAGCCTTACATTTTCAGGCATATTATTACCAGCATTGCCATCTATATGATCTAACTGTAATGCTAACGGCACATTGTTATGTATTCCGTTATTACTACAACAAGCACATTTATATCCTGTTAGTTTTGTGATAATCTTATTCAGTGTCCGTCTATCTTTTACCTCACCTAAGTAAAATTTAGGCATAGTTAAATCTTTAAAAGTAAAATCAGCCTGACATTGATTGTCGCAAAACTTATTTTTATTATTACGCTTTACAGTGTTTTCTCTGTTACAGTGTAGGCAGTTAAATGTATTCATAGTATAATTCTTTGTAGTCCGTATACTATTTATGCAAACGCTCTACATTTTGATATTTACCTACACCCCCAATATTCTTTGGTGCCCTAGGAGAGACTCGAACTCTCAGTTTACGGCTTCTAAGACCGCTGTGTCTACCAATTTCACCACCAGGGCATTCATTTCAATACGTATTGTAACAGAGAACTATTTATCTGTCTACTGTTTTGGATAACTTGGAGCGGGGTAACAGAATCGAACTGTCCGCATCAGATTGGAAATCTGAGGTATTACCACTATACGAACCCCGCTTATATATATTTTCTTTCACTTAACCAGGGCACAATAACCTCATCAACAAATTCTTTATGCATCTCTGTTGTGGGGTGATGTGGACCTGTAAGAATATTCCATTCTTCAGGATTAGACTCTGCGTATTTTGAATTTTTTGATATCCAATTATACTGACTAGTTATAGGAAGATACTGCTCTGTATCAATTTGTTTATATAAGTAATCTATTTCAGGATGTGTTATATTTTCAGGCAGAACAATATTATCGTCCATATAATTAGTAAAAAAATATTTAATATTTTTTGATTTTAGAAACCATTGTGTTTTCAATATATGCTCAATCGAATATATACTTGATCCTATTTCATCATGGAACATTTTATAATATGTCATCGCTTCTTTATTATTTTCTGCCCAATTGGTATTAAGTATTACCCAATTTTTTGTACTATCTTTTACAAAACCAGTTGGATTTTCCATCCATCCATTATGTACTTTATCAGATACAAAATGTAATAAACCAGGTGATGTACATCTAAAGTCATGTCTATTAGAACCACTCCACATAACACCTACTAGTATATCTTCTGGTTTATGTGTCTTTAGTGCTTCTAGTACACCATATATTATACTTCTACTTATAAGTCCGTTACCCTGACTACCCATTGCATAACTCTTATGATCATAGTCAGTTAATTCTTTAGATAAATGTATAGGCCACGCTTTATTTGCATAACTAATACATTCACTAAAACTACAACCTGAGGTGATTAATAATTTTTTCATAAATATACTTATGCACATTTACGATGCTATTACAAATTCCGGATTACACATCCATCTTTCAATGATGGAAGATGAATCCTTTTACATTATGGTACATGATCTTGTGAACTTCACTATGCAAATGAAGTTCTTTAGTAGCGTTGAGCCTGCTAGAGCATTTATTCAATCACTAGAATAATTTGGCATCCCCCCAAGGATTCGAACCTTGACTAACGGTTTTGGAGACCGGTATGCTGCCATTACATTAGGGAGATATTTAATTCTTTTAATTTGTCTAAGTAATGTGATTGACCTTTACTGACCATTGAACGCCAGTCATTTAGTGAATCATCATTGGCTCCGTCACTAACAAACTTGTAACATAGAAACTCTACTTTATGTTTCCTGCATACTTTCGCAATAGCGTATGCTTCCATATCTACTACATCAGCAGGAATTAATAAGTTACTATCTGTGACAAAGTTATCACCTGTACTACAAGTTAATCCATCACCATTATCAATGATGATAGTATCTTCAAATGGTGTTTGACCTGGTAGACTACCTAACTCACAGCACATCATATCACGTTGAATAAACTTTGACACTTGATGGAATCCTGACTTAACAGTAACTCCACCTGCTGTACCAAAGTTGATAACACGATCAGGGTTGTACTTGGCAATCAACTCAGCCGCAGTCATTGCGGCATTTACTTTTCCTACACCTGTGTAAAATACTTTCATACTGAAAGCCATGTCAGGTGCTTCTTCTTTCAATGCAATTAATATTAAATCTTTTTTCATAAATTCTCTTGGTGGAAACGGTGAGATTCGAACTCACGGGACGCATTAACATCCGACAGTTTTCAAGACTGTTGCAATAAACCGGGCTCTGCCACGCTTCCTATTTTATTAGTATATCTACGTTTTGACCTTTAGCGGCAGGTTCTATTTTTCCTGTATTGTCGTAAAGGTATTGTATGACTTCTAAAACTGTTTTATTTGTCTTAGGATCTACTAGAGTACGATACTCGGTGTTGCGATATTGGTTATAAACCATATCCCAACTGTTTGTTATACTTTGTACTATCATATAGTATTTATTATACCATATAGAAACACACTTTTAAACCTTTCTTCAGCGTTTAGTCGCTATCTCCCTTACTAATCGGGCGTAGGGTAAATGTGTTTTTATATGGTAGGAGTGTTCGGGAACGATCCGAATTTTACCGGTTAAAAGCCGGTTACTTCACCTTAAAGTTTCACTCCCATAAGTCGTAATGATTGATTTTACGTGCCAATCATAGACCTACGGAAGTCTATGATGACACTATCGCTTACTGCGTTTCATGTCGTTTCCTTTGTTAAAAAATTTGGAGTGGGTGACAGGGGTCGAACCTGCATGTCACGGATTTGCAATCCGCTACCTAACCATTCAGTACACACCCACATATTGCTCTGGCATCCCCCGGCGGTAATTATAGAGTATCAAGACATGACGCTATCATACCCATCACACACTCCTTCCACCCGCTTCCCGAAACAGGGACCGTTCTCGCATTGCCAGCGGCCTTTGGGTTTAAAGACTACCACCCGTAGCTGTCACGCTACTTCTCATCCTGTGGGTCACAGTATCCGGAGACACCCGGAACGTTCTTTTATAAATACAGTATGGATATCCAAGACTGCATTGATATAGTTGAAAAGTTGTTGCGTCAAAACAACCGTAATTATAAGGATAGCCACGAACAATTATTATATGAACGAGGTTACCTTACTGGTATGCTTGCTCGGATGATGATTGAAAATCCTATGTTTCGCAATGAAATCATAGACCGAGCAAAAAAGAAATGATTGGTGGAGAGTGTGGGATTCGAACCCACGCACCCATTGCTGGATGACAGATTAGCAATCTGTTGGTTTAACCACTCACCCAACTCTCCTATACATGGTGCCTCCGACAGGACTCGAACCTGTAACCAATGGATTATGAGTCCACTGCTCTAACCAATTGAGCTACCGAGGCGCTATTTTTAATTATTTCTTAAAACTTGTTCTCGCCTTTCTTTGACGATTTCATTTCTTTTACTAACATCTTTTATTTTTTGTATATCCAAACAATCTCTAATACAATCGTCAGGTAATGCCATATTTTTTCTAACAAGTTTAGCAACTTCTAATTCATTTGGTAATAACCCGCGAAGGCCGTTAAAGGGTCTTTTCCACATTCCGTTATCTACTGCATGACAGGTTATACATGTATGATCGGGCATTGAAGGTCGCATGTCTCTAGCTAAATGATTACCTGTTAACTTAGAGCATACATAGTTATCTGTTACTGTGGGGTATTCTATACCACAACTATTAGTTGAGATTGGTTTTAATGTTGAACACCCGGTAAGTAAAAGAAACATTAATACTAAGCCTATTTTTTTCATGTATCACCCTTTATATGGACAGAGAACTTAAAAATTTGGTGCGACTGGCCGGAATCGAACCGGCACGCTGTTACGGCGAGAGATTTTAAGTCTCTTGTGTCTACCTATTTCACCACAGTCGCAAATCTTGTTATCATTATATATCATACAATGATTGTAGTCAAATATTATGGCGCACCGTAGGGGACTCGAACCCCTGGCCTCATGCGTGACAGGCATGCGATCTAACCAACTGATCTAACGGTGCAAAATCTGTGATAGTTTCTATACAACCCATTGAAACTAACAAACATTGAGTATATTGCTACACTATTTGTCTTGGTGGAGACGGTTGGAGTTGAACCAACAGTGCCGAAGCGGAAGATTTACAGTCTCCTGGGGTTACCAATTTTCCTACATCTCCAAAATTAGTATAAGCTACTTGTTTCCACACAAGCCCTTAATTGAGCGGTTACTCTGTCCATCTCATTTATTCAAAGTCTGTGTGCAGTGAGAATCTGCCTATCAGAGCCTGCGAGGGTATTTTTAATCCTCACGCTAACGGTTTTCTGCCACCGGATCTCTATCATTAATCAAACGCTATTTTAACGAAAATAGTAACGGGATACTGGAGCTCGGTACGGGATTCGAACCCGTGTGAATGCCGTGAAAGGGCACTATCCTAGGCCACTAGATGAACCGAGCATTATGTTATTAGTTTTGCTGACGCACTATTTGCTATGTCTCAACGGAATTGGTGGCCACACTACCGTTTATCGTCATAGTTACGTAGGGTTGACGTTTACCCAAGGGCTTACATCAGCAAAACTAATAACACACTATATGAAAACACACTATGGGAACTACTAAACAAATAGTCAGTACCGTCTACTGATTCAATGTCATTCGTCATTACTGCCTAACTGCCCGTCACGTTCGTAACTTTCGTTATCATACGCTTCTTGTACTCTATGCGAAGCCAGTCCGTCAACTGGTTATGCTTCCATAGAGTACCTAACGGATCAGGTAACCCTTAATATGTTTACATATAGAGCCCTGAACTTAACAGGGATATATGAATTCTAAATTTTAAAGAACTTTGTTGAAATGTCTGATGACTTTCTCAACTCATGCTATGATTGTATCATAACTTCCATTTGTTGTCAAATTCTTTTTTGTGTCTCTGTTTCCAAGAACTTGTTCAATCAATCTATAACTAGAGTATAGCACTAAACTGATTTATTGTCAAATTTTGGTCCGGGGTACAGGAATCGAACCTGTATTGACTGCTTAGAAGGCAGCTGTATTATCCATTATACTAACCCCAGATAAATGTCTAACTTGCCTCTATTATAGCAGAGAATTGATTTATTGTCAAGTGTGACAATAACTATTTGATTGGCTCCCCGACCTGGGCTCGAACCAGGGACCTACGGATTAACAGTCCGGTGCTCTACCAACTGAGCTATCGAGGAATATTTGGTGCCCCAGGTTAGAATCGAACTAACTACCTACCGCTTACAAGGCGGGTGCTCTACCAGTGAGCTACAAGGGCTTTTGTCTTACGACTTGTTTATTTAACAGTATTGTATCATAGGAAAACTTTTTTGTCAACCTATGATAATAATATTCTACTGTGTTTGGGAACACCGGCAAGCAAGTATTCCATTTGGTCTGCAAGAATAGTTCTATGTTGTAATATCATATTCTCGTAATGATTAGGTACGTAAGGTGCATAAATTAATTCCATACGTGCTTCTTTCAATGTCTTGTGACCTTTCTTGCTGTTACAATCTTTACAAGCTGTAACAACGTTCATCCAGGTGTTCTCACCACCTTTACTCTTTGGATGAATATGATCTCTACTTAGTAAGTGAAAGTTAGGAAAGTGTTCACCGCAGTAAGCGCATACATGTCTATCACGACCAAATAATGTTTTGTTAGTTAGTGCTACACAAGAATGTTTGTATGGGTTGAATCCGTGTCCTTTGATAGCAATAATACTAGTAGCTTCCAAGTAACTTAATGTACCGTCTTTTTGTATGCCACCACGATATTTAGCCACAATTTCCCCCATTGACCATGCTATGGCATCTTTTGCTTTATAGGTAATTGCGTCATCATTTGAGATCCACTGCCGGGGAACTCCTGAGATATCTAGTGCTAGAACAGCCATGTAAAACTCCTTTTCTGCTATTGTCACTAATTGTATTTAATGCCGTATTGGCGGGTCCTGCAGGAATCGAACCCACATCCCGAAGTTCGAAGCATCGTATTCTATCCATTGAACTAAGGACCCATTGGTACCAAGAGTTGGACTCGAACCAACCACACCTAGTGCTTCAAACTAGTGCTCTACCTGATGAGCTATCTTGGCTTATAAAGGTGGGAGCCTAACTATCTTATTGTTAGTAAGCCTCGCTAGATTGTCTCGTATAGGCAAGTTTATACACCCATCAATCATACTATAGTGTCATCACAGTTAACCCCACGGTGACTAGATTGGCAGGGACTCGAACCTATCGTCTATCCCATAAACTTTGAAAATTATTATTTACTTTTATAAGGCAACGTACACCACATGATTACAGCAGTTTTCGATTCTATGCCATTTTTAAGATAGTTATCGCTACAGTGCCATTTATATCGGCTGGCTGCCAACAATGAACCGGTCTTCCATGGGAAAACGGTTTCAATTGATAAGTATCTCATTTTTTCTCTCAACTCATATGAAAGGTATTTTTCATATGTTTCGTCATCTATAGAATCAATGGGGTCTGCTTTTTGAATGTATTCGTCAATATTTTTACTAGTGGTATACCATTCATTAAAAATGACAGTATTAGAATCTACTGTTTCTAATGGAATAACAACTGTATATGCACCATAGTGGTCATCATCTATTCCATATTCCCCATATATACCATCTATATGTGTTCGGTATGGAGTATATGATTCTAATATATGCATCCCACCTATAACTAAATCAGCTCCAAATTCTTTATGCATTTTTTCTCTTAATAACAAATCAGAATTTTTCATCGACGGATTATCTAATATTGACGTAATTTTACATTCTAATTCATTTTCGGAATATGTTTCAGATATAGCGTTTGGATCTACGGTAATAGCTTCAAGTAAAATAGATTCAACCTCTGTATTAGATAAAAAATTATCTATAACTCTAGTATCAACAATGGGTGGGTTAAGATTAATCATAATATAACTATTTATATAATGTTTGGCACCCCCTCAAGGATTCGAACCTCGGTGTGTCGGAATCAAAATCCGATGCCTTAGACCAACTTGGCGAAGGGGGTATTTTATCTTTAATAAAGAGACTCCTTGTACACATTACATAAATGTGTCCATGCTTCAATTTCTTGTTTATGCTTTTCTACTGATTGATTCCAACTCATTTGAGTCTCCTTAAAATTTGGTACCGCCACCTGGACTTGAACCAGGGACCTACGCCTTATCAAGGCGGTGCTCTACCACTGAGCTATAGCGGTGAATTGGTGGATGTAAGTAGATTTGAACTACTGACCTGCTCCGTATGAAGGAGATGCACTACCGCTGTGCTATACATCCATGGGGTGCTTGATGGGATTCGAACCCACGTATATCGGAATCACAATCCGAGGTCTTAACCGCTTGACGACAAGCACCATACTATTGGTACGACCTAAGAGAGTTGAACTCCTGACCCCCAAGTTCGTAGCCTGGTGCTCTATCCATCTGAGCTAAGGTCGCATTCTAAAACATACTATGGCTTAACCTTTCAGGGGTCAGGGTACTGTTTACCCATAGTATGTTTTAGAATGCCGTGTATTTCTACACGACATGATAGGGTCGATACCCTATCCAGTAGTCTTACTTTTTGTGTTACCGCCACAAATTTCATGTGTACTGTCCGCCCATTCTATACATTTTGCGCTGTATTACGGCTCTCGTTGCCTATTCACGCTGTCATCAATCAGTATAAGTTAGTTGGTTAACTTTCTTAGTAGCCTCTTGATAGACTTTAGCACGTTCAAGTTTATTTTCTATCAACCGTGCTACTTGCTCCTTAGTCAAAACATGATTGCTAAACCAATCTGTCTTGTCTTTAGAAGTTGTGTATTCTATCTGTTCATCCATTTATTGTCAAATCCATTCTGTATAAGTAAAAACCCCTGAGACTTTTTAGTTTCCCAGGGGTTAGATAAATTTAGTTATGATGTTAACTTGTTACCTAGTCCCCGGGCCATGTTCATTTGAATCATTGTAGCCACGAATACTTGTTGGATATGCTGGTACAAAGGATACACTGGCTGTTGTCTGCCATTGCCCGTTATGCTTCAACATGTTACAAGTTTTATTCATCATAGTCTTTTATTTAGTCCTGGTTTAAAATTAGTGCAAATTACATATGTTTTTTGCACCTTTTCTCAATTCATGCTGAAGTATAGCATAGCTAGGAATTGATGTCAACATTTTTTTAAAGCATGTTGCCCAAAAATTTTGTTTATGATTAGCCCGTATACCCTAGTTATTATTTAAATAAATGATCAAACAGTTTGGCAATTTTTGTATGACCAAGTAGAGTTGGATGGAAGGAATATGGGTTAATTAGGTCATTTGCAATAAGATGATCTATTCTATTTGTGTCTTTTACCCATTGACTAGTATGGTAGCCGTCAATATTATTATTGAATTCAGAATCTATTGCAAGTTGACTCATAAGGTCTCTTGATGTTGGATGATCTATAACAAAATTATTGATTTGAGTATTGTTCTTATAATTAGATTCTGATCCTTGTTTAAGACCCGGACTATCTAAAGTGTAATCATGATGGTTAAATGAATCGAACCAATAATTTTTTATGCCCAACGCATTAAAGAATGAATTCCAATGATTCATTTCCTGTGCCAGTTCAAAGATTTCATGATTATGGTCATATATATTTTTGAGCATGAATTCAGACATGTTTTTTTCTACAGGACAAGGGTGTTTGTCACTTGACAATAAGAAGTTCGTATAGTCATTATTCATTGAGGAAAACCATTCATTTCTTCCAGTAGAGGTTATCCCCCACAGTACGATAACTTCACTACCAGATTGTTTGATAGAGTTAAAAGAAGTTCCTGAAAAAAAATTCCTGGCTAGTCTAAATTGTCGTCTATTACTAGATCGCCATATTGACATGTTTATATTTTTATACCCATATTGTTCAGCTAGTATGTTTCTGAAACTTAGGGTGTCGGCTACATTTTTATCAAATACGATTTTTTTAAAATCTACATCAGACATACCAGATGTATAACCAACACCAGCTCCCCATGTCCAACTACATCCCAGTGTTATTAAATATTTCATATTTGAATGTCATTTTGTTTTTTAAATCATTAATATACTGTATCGGATTATTCAATACCAGTTGATTTTGTTTTGCATGATAGTTACTTAAAGTATATTTGATAAATTCTTGTTTGTCAACTTCCAATTGCCCAAAAAGTTTTGTAAATATATGAGTTAACTGGTCTCCGTCATTTAGTCTAATAACATCATATGGTAATATTATACATTCTTCATCTATAAAATCAGAATAAGGTGCGATTACCTTAAAAGGTTCTTGTTGACCAATTTCATGACCCACATTGGGTAATAATACATGATGACCGACCGTTGGCAACAACACATAATTAACTACGTCAGGTGTATCCCCTAATAACTTGTAGTATTCAAACATGCGAACCAGGGTAATATAAGTTACTATATCTTGGTAATCAGGATTGAATCTATCATCTACAATCGTTTTTGCTAACTCTTTATCATCAAATAGTTTAGTAATTTTATATTCAGCATATTCTTTCCATCTATCTAATGCAACATTACGTCTGTTTTTGGAAATGGTTGATATCACATTAGGATCTAATATGTTTTTTAATTGTTGTAATATTGTAATTGTTAATTTTTCAGCCAAGGACTCTTGGGTAACTACTAGTATTTTTGCGTTTGGAAACAGGTGGCGGTAAATTGGGATGTTTGTAAAATCGTGTGTACAGCTTATTATTGGTTTTTTTATATCAAGTTGGGTGAATTGTTGTTGAACGTCAGAAATTTTAGCTAACCTATTGTGTGCTAATGATAACGGTCGTACAAAAGTAGTACGTGGTAAATTTACTTTATTAGATGTAGTATTTGATATTACGTGAAAACTTCCAGTTGAAGAAATGTCTAACTTAGACAAGTTGTTTGACATTAGTTTATCTGTCAATCCTGCTAGAAAATTACCACCGGCGCCCGGGTGAAAAACGATAAAATAATGTCTTAAGTTATATACATCGCTCATCACATATTAAACTTCTTCTTCTGAAATTAATTCTTTAATAAATCCGTGTTCTTCTTTTTGTCTACGCATGTGAACGAACAATCCTGCAGTGATGATCGGGTCATCTAGATATTCTAGCCAAGATGCTTTATTATCCCAAAGCATAGTAATAACTCTTTCTAGATTATTTTCAGATAATTCAGAAGTTACAAGTATACATTTATGTGTATCTCTGTAATTGGCTATCCAATAATCTCTGACTTCACTCGAAATACTTTCATGTCCCATAGATATAAATTCTACTGATTCATTGGGTCTAATGACTTTTTGTTTAATAAGATACATAAGTAATTCCTTAAATTGATTATATTATATTTATCATAGTTGCAAGGTTTCCTGTTACATCTTTTGTAATATCAGCGTAACCTTCTTTTATAAAGGCTTCAGGATAGTAACTTTTAATTAAATCTTCTTGATATTTTCCTTGAATTTGACCTTTCCATTGCACTGCGGCACTGGTCATTTCTTCTGGATTTTCCCAACGTTGGAATGCTAAAATGACAAAACCATTACCAGTGCTTGCATCTGCATCACCGCCATGGTATGCACCATTAACTAACTTAGTACTAAGTCCTCCCCAAGTGCTACCTGTATTGGTGGTTGATCCTTCATTTGGTTTCCAATTTCCCCCACCTCCCATTGTCATAGTAATTACTTCCATTCTAGGATGTGAGTGTTTCCAAATATACATGTTTGGATACTCAATGTAAAATTCAACTTGATAATTACCCTTTCTGAATAAACAAATAGCTACAGCATCATCACTGCGTATTACATTTGCATTCCACGGAATCATCATAGGCATTCTTTGTTCACAATACCAATCTACAAAATCTTCAAGACTGGACCAATCCTCTGGAATTTTAACATCTTTAAAATAATCATCAGCATTGATTGTTTTCCAAGTTGGTCTAATAAATCCAGCATCAGATGTTGATGATGATGTTATGCCATTCAATTGGTCATATTCTGCACTAATTTTTAAAAAGTTTTCTATACAAAACGAGTCGGTGAAGAATTCAGCAAAGGCTTCTTGTGATTCCCATTCTGACGTAGCAGTTATAGTCAACTGATCCTCTGACATTGTTCTCTCAAATCTTAATAGTTTACCGGTATCTATATAATTTGCTTTTAAATATGATCCGTATTCGGGTCTGACAAGTTTAGTCTGATAAAAGAATGGAATGTCTGCGCTAGGTCTTGTTTGTGTTTTTACGATTGATATCATTTTTATTCCTTATTAATAATTACCCAATATTTCTAATTTCAATTGATCGGGCGTTCTGTCTACAGATTGCCTGTACGGCAATCCGTTATACTTTTTCTGCAAAAAAGATTCAAACTCACTTACAAGTAAATCAGTTTTTTCAAATCCTGTTTGTTTTTTTCTTTCTATCAGATCAGGGAACGCTTCCCTGTATCCTATAATTTTAGTCGAGTTGAATCCCGTTTTACCGTAATATTTATCGTTCGTTATGTTGGTGAACCATTTAAGTTGAGTAAACGATATTACTAGTCCAGGAGTCCATTTGAACCATTCAGCAATTCCAGGTCTATTAGTCTCACGTAAATACTTTGACCAACCTATATCATGCTCCCAACAACGTATAAGCCATGTACCCTCTACGTTGTAATCATCATTTGTTCTAACACCGGTCAAATCGCTTGAACAAATAATAGGTAACCCTTCTACTAAATCTGCAAACTTACATTGCGGCAATGCTCTAGGTCTACATATTTGTGCCAACTCTGAGATTTTCTCTGCGTCATTTTCATAAAACTTCTGTAGATTAAAATCAACAATAGTATAATCTACATTTAACAATGAACAAATAGTAACAGCATAACTTACATCATATATGTTGTAATCATTCTCATACCTAATGATGTATACTTTAGGATTGGCGCCAATCTTTAAGTAGGATCTCAATACAATTTCACTATCTACTCCACCACTAAAAAGTATACTAGGACGTATGTTAGGATAATGCTCTAATGTACTTGCTGCCGCGTTTGTCATTTCTTTGCTAAAACTTGATACATACCCATTAAACTTTTCATAATGTGTTTGTAGCTTGTCATTATTTTGTTGTCTACCAAACTTTGAGCCATCACCATAGCTCCAGCTATACCAATTGTTTTCACTAGTAAAAATCATTACGTTTTTATCAATTTAATAATAAGTCCCGCCGGATCAAACTCCCACCATTTTCTTCCTATTCGATAGTCACCGGGATATAAATGATGATTGTTATGCCAACCTTCACCAAATGTTAGTAAAGCCCACCACCAAACATTATGAGATTGATCTTTACTTTTATCAGCTTGTGTGCCAAATTTAGGATCATGATCGATCCAGTTACTCAATCTAGATGCTACTGTGTTTAAGAACATTGGAATCCAGAATAGATATACAGATAACAATGGATCAATCATGTACAATACAAGTACAGTTGCTAACACTATTAGCATGTAGTATTCATGCATAAATCTGTGCACAGGATCATTAATGATATCTCTGACTTCCCACTTGTTAAACTTGCTTGTATAGTCTCCTATGATTGCCCCCATTGGGCCAAGTACAACAGGACTATGCGGGTCGCCGGGCTTGTCTGCAAATTTATGATGAGTTCTATGTACAAAAACCCACCCCACAGAACTACCTGTACATCCCAGATTACCTAGATAACTGAAAAAATATTCTAAAGGCTTCGCTAACTTGTAGGATTTATGAGTTAATAATCTATGAAATGTAACAGACACACCTAAGCATGTTATCAAAAAGTAACCAAATATTGCGGTAAGCCAATAACTCAATCCTGCAGGATTAAAGATTGCCCACATTGTGACAATGCTAGCAATAATCTGCATTAATATAAAAAACCATTCTCTTGGATACAAATATTGTTTCATTTTCTAATCATCCTAATAAGATATCCAGCAGGATCAATTTCCCACCATTTCATTTGCGTAGTCATAGAAGCAGGATTACCGTGATGATTGTTATGCCAAGCATCACCCATTATCAACGGCCACAACAATATGTTGTTACTACTGGTATCTTTTGTCTCGTAGTTTCTATAACCATATGTATGTGCAAAATAGTTAAAACTATTCTGGCTCATTTGTACTAAAAACACAGGTAGAACCCAAACGAAATACGCTACATCTAGACCAAATATAGCTAACACAGAAACGAATGCCAAGATTATAGCAAGATAGTAATCGTGTATAAAAATATGCTGTTTGTTCATCAAGTCCTTGACTAAGAATACATTCATCTTTCCTGCTGTAGCTTCTATGTGTTTGAAGTTAAACAATTTAAATCCAATGTTGCCGGGACCGTGCGGGTCCTTTTCAGTGTCAGAGTGTGCGTGATGCAATCTATGAACATAAACCCATCCTAGGATACTGGCTCTACCAGATAGTATTGCAATCAATGTACATATCCATTTCATAAATATAAATCTAAATTCAAATGATTTATGTGCATAGTATCTGTGTAACGTTAATCCAACCCCTATAACACTATAAGCATAGAAACTGACTAATAGCAAAACAATGTTTGATAAAGTAAAGTCAAAATAAAACAATCCGGCAATTGACAATAATCCGGTAATCATTTGAATTTTGGTAATTGTTTGGGCATTAGATGAAAACATATAAATATTTATCTTATACGAATATGTTCATGCAAATAAAGACCTATAACTCACTAGAGGACAAACAACAGTTTCTTACTTTTTGTAAGGAACAATCATTGTTAGATGACAACCAATCATCAGCAAACATGTGGAGTGACGATGTGAATAATCATCATACTCTTCCCTACATACTAGAGAATACTAACAGGTTTGATGGGATAAATGGCGAGTTTTTTGTCTTATTTGACGGTGATAAAATAGCCGGGTGCGGTGGGGTTTATCTAAGTGATTTCAACAAACACATTGCTTTGGCAGGTGTTAGAACTTGGGTAAGCCAAGATTATCGTCATTTATCGCTACACAGAGACTATCTATTAATAGAGCATAAAAAATGGTGTATAGAAAGACACGTTAAATTGATAGCACTATCATTCAATGATTACAACAAAAATATCATAGAAATTTTTAAACGAAATCGATTGGGTGAGAAGAACAATAGAATCAATAACAGAGAACCAAAGCATATGTTCTACGCTGGAATAGGAGAAGTTGAATTTCCTGTAATGATCCAATACACTCCTCAATGGGTTATATATGAAAATCTTGACAAAGATTTTTTATTTGATTGGACTACTATCAAATGTTAAACGACTATTTTTTAAATTTAAATTACTCACCTAAACACCTGCTATCTATAATGTATGATGAAGCCTCACGTTCTGATAATTATTACTTAAGTCCGGTTAATGTGTTAAGATGTGATGTTAGTACATATTTGAGTACAGAATTATCTAAAGTTATAAATGCACCGTTTACGTGTTGTGGTTTTTTAAAAACGTTACCATTAACTGTATATCCTACTCATACTGATAAGTTTAGAATTGCAGCCATTAATATGCCTTTATTTGAAGAAACACCAGGATTTGATTCTAGTATGTTTACTGGAAAAAAGATGGAAGCAATTGTATACAAAACAAATTATTTTACTATGTTGAATGTGACTAAACCGCATTATGTAAGAAATGAAAATCCTGATAGTGAACGTATAATGTTATCTATTGGATTTAAAAATAATAGATACAATGATTTAAAAGAAATGCATCATAAAAAGGAATTAATTAATGATACATTATAAAAAATTAAATGTTGATAATTTTGAAACAATGCGGCTTGAATTAGAAGCGGCAACTATTGATAAAGTAAACGCAAATATAAGATTTTGGGGAGAAGAATATTCATGGTTTAAAAATCATAGTCCTACTTTTTATAACTTTATTGAAAGTAGAAAAAAAGTCCCTATCAGAATGTGTAGATTTTACCTAACTCCTGCATATGATTTTTTAGAACCACATGCAGACGGAACGTCAAATTGGAGATCGCCGATTGGATTAAATATACCTATTAGTGGATATCAAAATACTACTATGGATTGGTATAGTTGCCCTGATGACAACTTTGATAACGGTCATTTAGGTTTTAACAAAACAACCGCTAGTAAAGTTATAGATTTTACTAAGTTAGTAAAAATAGATACAACTGTAATCGACTGCCCTACATTTGTCAGGACAGATGTAGTACATGGTATAGTAAATGATAAACCTACACGTAGATTGGTATTAAGTTTAAGATTTCCATATTCGTATAAGTTTGGTCAAAACTTTGAGGATGTTATGAACATAACAGACCTATAACCACTTCTATGTTATATATTCAATAAAAAGTGTAAACTATTCTTCGGCGGTGGTTAAGCCATTACTGTGTTTGTCTGTTATTTTTTCAGTATCTTGGAACAAGCGTTTCTCTTGTGCTGTGAGTCTGTCTTTGTGAGTTTTGCGCGGATTACCACATAGATAGCAATCAGGATTACCGCAATCCATAACATGATGTTTCACTAGACGATGAGGTTCTTTGATTGCTTTGTCATTAAAACCTAAACCATGTGTTTTAGCAATTCGTACTTGTCGAGCAATTGCTACATCATTTTTATGACGCCGGCGGCTATTTATGTATTTTGCGGTTTCGTTACTCATGAAGGGTCCATAAAAGTGTCTATGCAATATTGAGTTTTAGTTCTCCAATGAATTACTGATTCAACGGAAAAGTTAACATAATTAATGCTAGTAAATGTACTTAGTTTTGCAATTAGATCATCAATATTTTCTTTAAACAATTCTTTCCAAGACACAAACAATACATTTGGCATATTTTCAATTTTTTTAAATTTTTCGTTAAACGTATATCTCGGTAATATAGCCGCTACGTTTACCGAATGATTTATATTTAATTTTGTTTTTCTCGCATCAACTCTATTTTTTCCATAAAACGCGGCAGATATCTCCGGTATATCATCAAGATCATATGTAATTCTTATTGATTTTTTAAAAGCAGAATTAATTAAAGCAATGTCAACCAGATGTACGGGTGTATAGTATGGTTTTTCTAAGTATGGTTTTTCTACTTTAGCTAAGTTTGCCTTATTAAGTATATAATCAATTTTTAGATGGTCAGGCACTACTACACCATACGGCGATCCACCAATATCTTTTAAAGAATGGACATGAGCGTTTCCATATTTAGAAAGTTCAATAATATCTTGTATGTTTCTCTTAGCACTAATTATTAAATGGCATAAAAAATTTCCGCCAGTTCCCCCCATAAAAGTTACAGGGATAATGTCCTCAGTAGGCATCATGTCTCTTTTTGTAATCTTCTACTGCGGCTTTGATGGCGTCTTCGGCGAGGATGCTACAGTGGATTTTGACTGGGGGTAATGCTAGTTCTTCGGCAATTTGGGAGTTTTTGAGTTGTGCGGCTTCATCAAGGGTTTTTCCTTTGACCCATTCTGTAACGAGGCTCGAACTCGCAATAGCCGATCCGCAGCCATACGTTTTAAATTTTGCATCTGTAATAATACCTGTATCATTGTCAACCTTTATTTGTAGTTTCATTACATCACCTAACTAACCACACGCCGGGGCTCCTACCATACCAGTCCCAACGTGCGTGTCCTCCTTATCAAAGGTTCCCGCATTGCGGGGGTTATTATAGTGATCCAACACTTTATCTGAATATGCCATTATAGTTCTCCAATATATTATTAACTATTTCCTCAGATTGAAATGTATCCCATTTCTTTCTGTTTTCCTCACCTGTTATAAATCTTAAATTACATAGATGCCCTATAATCATAGGATCAATTTTAAGTTCATATCCTTGTTTAAAGGGTATTATATGATCTACTTGAATATCTGTTTTCTTTTTTCCAGTCACTGGCATTAAATTTTGTTTTATAAGTCTATATAGAGTACGACGGGTTGCTTTCCTGCATTCTCTCTTGTATTTAACAAATTCATCATTTATTTGATTTTTCGGTCGTATATTGTTTAATTTGCCTTCCCAATTTGGATTTGAAAGACCGGTCCATTTTTCTTTTTGTACTTGATTTGGCACACCCTTATTCCATCCATGTCCTTTTTTAAGACCTTCTGTATTTAATTTAGACTTTTGGTCAGGTGTCATTTGTATACCTTTATTCCAAGGTATATTACCTTTACGATTTATGGGATTCTTACAGGGAGTTGAACAGTACTCTAAAAATCTAGGTTTTGTCACAAACTCAGAGCTACAATGTATACACTGTATTAATAAGCCATATTTCGTTTTCATATAACTATTTATCTCGGTGCACCCGTTTGTGAGATTTAGATGTTATATTTAGTAAGTTTAAAAGTTATCGTTTGTATCGGTTACAATCCAACCTAATTTTAATAGGTCAGCACGAATTTCGTCAGTGACTACACTTTCGGCTACAAAGGATTTTCCTACTAGGTATGCTTGTTGTTGTTCTTTAGTTAGTTGACGAAACTGGTCATCGTCTAGTTCATTTGCATCCCGTATGCCACTACAGTACCAGTCAATGTAATCACCCTCTCCACGCATATCTGCCACAATACCGCCGGCGCTTCTCCAACTGGCGCACCAACGTTTTTCAGTTAGTATAGGAATAACATCATTTCTAGTAAAGTCATTGTTACATATAGCGGCATATAAGTGTTGTGCATACACTTCATCACCTTTTACTTTATCAACAATCCACTGAGTAGAACGTAGGTCATATTCCATGTTGTCTATTTTCCACTCATTAGTTTCTTCAAGTTCTAATCTTTGTTGTTGCCAAGACTTGAACATTTCAATATATTCAGGATTAGGCAACTTACCTTCTTCTTCGCACCGTTTAATATAACCTTCTTTCTGGAAGGTATTCCGATCAGGGCTTTTACTTATCATCCTCTACCTCTATCCATGTGTGATCTCCTAACCATTTAACTCTTGCTAAGTATTCATATTCTTCTGGCTTACCTGTACACCAATCGATTGGGCCATTGATACTCAATCTAGTAAACTGTTTTCTATGGTCGTATAACAACCAATATATTTGTCCATTGAATAATTGAAAATCATATTTAGCGGCATGAACCATATCAGTCAAGTCTAATCTATGTTTGATTTGTTCTGCTTGCTTTTGTAAAACAGTTACTAGTTCCATGATTCTATCATACTCTTGCTTGGCATGCAACCTTGCAACGTTAAGCATTATGTCTTTATGCTTTTCAACTGGAACTAAATCAAATTTAGGACCTGAACTTTCAGTAGCATATGGTGTAACATTTCGATTAAAGAAATGAATTAATGAACCGGAACTAGTAGAATCATAACTACTAACACCATTTGCTGAGTTTAATTTATCGGTCATTAACAGATTCTTTGGGTTTTTTAGCTTTACTATAAAACACGTGACCACCTATTGTAGCAACTTTCTTATAGGGCCACATTGGGTCTATATTAATTGAATGAAAAAATAATGTTGATTTTGGTACTACATCTTTATGCATACCCAAATACATAACCTCATATGCAATTTGCTCTGCTACTTTATATCTATAACTATTTTTATTGGGCTCACTTTTACCTTCACAAACCCAGCTAAATTGACAAACAATTCTATCTTGTACCGTTATCTTTTGATAAACCACATTACAGGGATTATTTGCAAAACCGTGATTCACTCTATTCATTACAACTACAGCAACGGCGGCTTGACCCTTGATTGATTCGCCACCTGCTTCATAGAATATATTTTTAGCCATACAAGCTAATTGTTTTGCATCAATTTTAGTTACGGGGTTAGTACCATTAAAAGTTATATTGGGCATAGCAGTACCCAATGGGCTTATGGTAAGTATACTTGCCCATAACAATAGTGCGGTTAATAATAGTTTAACGTTTTTTGAAAAGGTTAACATATAGTTCTTTCTCCCATATTGTAACACAGGAACAAAATAAATTCAAGTGTTTTTGGTTATTACAACCAGCAATCACAGTTACAGTCGATAACTTGTTCGATTGCTTCCGGTACCGAGTATTGTGCCGGTAACAATACATCCGATGTGAAAAGTGTGTTTAACTGTGGTGGTATTAAAGTTTGATAAGGTGACTTTGCTAAACTGCCTGGCACTTTTGGGCCACCTGTATCTACTGGTACAAACGGACTGCCTGTTAACGGACTGCCTATAGTGCTACCAATATTGCTACCAATAGTACCTGGCAATAACGGGCTACCAATAGTACCTGGCACTATTGGATTGCCAGTAATGCCGGGTGAATTAGATACATAATAATTTTGATCAACAGGATCATAATAACCCGCAGGTAAAGTATTATTCGGGAATGCAGGCACTGAATTAGCAAGAACACCGTTACCTATCCATTCTTTTTGTTCTTCAATGAAGTCTGGTATATTGTCATCTAATGATACACCAACATAATCTAATCTATCTTGATTTCTAGCTTGACGCATTGCACCTATAATACTTTGACCAGCAACAAATGTTAAATCTGATATTGCTTCAAGTGTTTGAGCTGCCATATGCGGTTGTGTTTGTTTACCGTATAAAGGTAATGAGTCCACAAATGAATATATAGTTATTGGGAATTTATTTATATAAGGGTCTCTAGGATCAGGCAAAGGAGATAGACCTGTATTTCTAGCACGTTGTTCATTTCCTAATTGTACAGCAAATGTATTATATAAATCATTTAAATCTACTGATGCGCCTGGACGTAGAGTGCGTATGGATGCAATTTCATCATTTGCTAACTCAATTTGTGCTTGTATTGCGGCGTCTAATCCAGGATTAGAACCTTGCGTAGCATTATATAAATTTTCATATATAGTGACTAGTGCAGGAGTTTGTAAATCTGTAATTGCTGTTTGTAATTGTGGCCAATTATATGGCAATCCAGACATACATCCATAAAAATCAGAATATGTAAATGTTTTATATGGTCCTGTACCTAATGCTACTAATTCATATGCTGCCTGAGCTTCTGATACATCAGTAGGAACATTCGTACCATTGATTAAATCAAGACCCTGTATTGTTTCCATACTTGCAACTACTTGTGCAAATTTTTCTATAGGTATTTGTGTAATGTTTTTTACTTGTTGCATTGACGCGCCAAATGCGCCTGCTGTTACAGCTATGTCGTTTGGTAAAATATCTGCTAGATATGATCCGAAACCTTCTGCTAAAACTTGATCGGTGATAACTATAGTATCAGATAATTTTAATGCTGATTCAACTACGGCTACGGGTATTGAAGCTGGTATTCCAACTAGTTCAGCATCAAAATATCCTGCAGGGGGAGAGATGGCACTTCCGGTACCGGCACCATCATTTTCTAAAGCCTGTAGGATGCCTCCTCCTCCATCAGTTTGGATGAAGCGAAAGCTCTCAAAACGTATGCCCGCCATGTTATTCCCTCACCTTTTGTTTATTATCTAAAAACCATTTATGTAGTTCGGGATACTTAGATAAAGAAGATTGCTCGTACAAATTCATAGCTTCCATTATACATAAATTATCAAATGTTTTTTGGTCAACTGTTTTTGTTGTACCGTCATTAGTATTTAATGTTAATGTGTTAGTTAATAATGCTAGTTCTAATGTGTTTGGTCTATCTAATGTTGAGAATAATTCTACTAGGTCAGTTGCTTCAGATCCAATCATTCTTACAACTAATTCACGTTGAGTAATATCTAGTGTTTTAGTTGTAAATATGTTGGTACCAAATACACTATGTAATGCACCAGCAGAACATACTACATCAGAACATCCATGCTTTTTTAACAAATCATAAGTTCTTAGTAAATGACTAAATAGGTTGCTACTACCATGTTTAATTTTATCAGCACCAAGATAAATTAAGAATTCTTGTATTTTATTACGTAATAGGTCTTGTTCTAAACTAAATTTAAACATTAATGTTATTCTTAGATCCGGGCATATTCTACTAGGTGATTTAGCTACATGCCATTGACTTCCTGGAAATATTAATGCTTTATTAAATTTTGGTATTTCTGCGTGTGTGATAACATTGTCGTTATAAATCATAGTTTCACCTCCCCATTCGCGGCGCCATGTTTTATTAAGATATACTACTGCGGTGTAATCACATGTTCTCAATGAATCCGTGTGAGGATACCCTTCTACACCAAAGGTATGTGAGTTAGCATAGCATCTCAACAATGTAGCATTGTGGAAGTAATTATTTTTTAAATGACTCCATGCTTGTTGTAATTCCGGATGTTTTACTTTATTTTCAACATCCAAACCGTTTGATGGCCCGGCTCTTGTGAAATCTTTGTTCCAATGTCCATAGCCCATATTATTATTACTGCGCCAACCGTATTTCCAATCTGAATTAGAAATTAGCAGATTTAGTTGATCAGCTAATTCAACGGGGAAGCAGTTTTCAATTTGTTGTATATTATTCTCCATCACCGCCACCATCTCCGCCGCCATCGCCGCCACCATCACCCCCGTCTGCGCCATCTGCGCCATCTGCGCCATCTGCGCCATCTGCGCCATCTGCACCGTCGGCGCCATCTGCGCCATCTGCGCCATCTGCACCGCTGTCTGCTCCACTATCGTTGCCATCGCCACTATCACTGCCGGTGCCATCAGCGGCGCCACTGCCGGCGCTACCATCGTTGCCATCGCCACCTACACCATCACCTATGCCCGTACCTATACCATCACCTCCACCATTAAATACGCCACCAAACGCAGTAAATTCGGGAGGATCTATTACTGGTATACCTGGAGGTATTACAGTGCCGACTGTTGCGGCTACAGCAGGAGAAAGTATAGCATATCCATAGATAGGATAGTATGTTTTACTATTAGTAGGCAATCCAGGTACTGCATTGTATATAGGAACTGTTAACGTTAAGAAACTATTAGGAAATAATTTTCTAATATTTAATAAGTCAGCTAATGTTTCAAGCCCTTGAGTTTTGCAATTTAATGAAATTAGTATAGATTCTAAGTCTACTCCGGATATTATATTAAAGGCTGCATATATTTTTTGTTGTTGTGATTTAGTAACATTTATATTATTAGAAACTTGTTCTACTTCTGAATTAGTTAAACCACTAGCTAATAATGCTAATACAACTGATTCTGTTAATGCATTGTATGTTTTTAAAGTTTCTAGCAAATTAGATGGAAAACCAAATGTTCTAATTTTATTTAAATTAATTGCTTTGCCTAATGCAATCAAGTCTTGTCCAAATACGCTAGGTGATAAGCTGATTCCAGTGATATCACCGGTAATCAAATCATTCATGTTACTATACGTACCATTTAGAAAATTAAATGAATTCTGCATAGCCATCACACCTTGATTAGTGTAATCAATGAATGAACTTGCCTCTAACCATGATCCTACAAAATCTGTATAGTTAGTAACATTTTGTTTATAGTATAATGTATTGTTATAATTAAATTCTTTATATGCTTGTAACGCATATAAACCAACAAAGCCGTAACTAGTATTTTTGTCTACGTCAGCTATGTTATCATATGGTGCTACCCAATTTGGACTTAACGGTGGTACATTTTCATCAAAGTATGTATAGTCTGGTGGTTTAGTATTACCCAATGCAGGTATCGTTGTTTTGCCAATATTAATTAAATTAAAATAAGTAGTATCTGTAATTTGACTAGCATCATACAATGCCCAACCTGCTTGTATGGCATCAGTTAATTTATTCAATGATGAGATTGAACCATTGGTATAAGTATAGTTGTCATATGGCGGTGTTGTTGGGTAAGGATAAGTAGTTGTAAACGATCCCATGTAACTAGCGGCTGTGTTATTAATCCAAAAGCCTTTGCCTTGGATTAAACCACTCATAACATTAACGCCTAAGGGACTTTGTTTTCCTGTATTACTCATGGGACAAACACATCTCCGCTACCCTGAGTAATACTATGACCACATGAATTAGTTGAGCCTATTCTTAGTACTGGACTACCCTCAGCAAATACAGTAGGACTAGCCGACGTAGTAGTTGCGGCTTTATGCGGAGGGTGAGCTTTTCTAGACCAGGGAGCGTGAGGGGAAATTACACTTACATGTAACCCCACAGGTATACCGTTACAGAACACAGTGCCAGCTCCTCGCATAATTGCACCACCTTCTGAATTAGTATCCCCTTTTCTACTCAACCCTGCCATATTTTATCCTAGAATTAATTTCTTCTCTGGTACTTGAATACCTGTAGTTGCCTCAATATACTTGACTTTGATACCATCATCAGTTTGTGCAACCATTGCAATACTATTAGTATTTAGTTTAAATTCTTCCTTCGGATTTGCGGTAAAAACGCTAGGAATCATTTGTAGACCTTGTTGTCCGGGTGCAATAGAAACTGGCTCTGCTATGACAATAAAGTCTGCCCCTGCTAAAATAACTTTAGCGATGAGTTCTTCACCTGAGTTTAATTTGAATGTGTATACTTCGTTTGATTTTAGTGCTATTTGCATTAGATACTTTCTGTTAGTTTTTGTTTAAGTTCGGTGAAACCACCAATTAATACCCCGTCTAATATAATTTGAGGTACTGTACGTGCTGTTGGGATTGCTTCTAGCAATTCTTCTTTGGTATAACCATCTCCGATCTTACGTTCTTCAAATTGTATACCTTTACTTGTTAATAATGCCTTTGCCTGATCACAGTAAGGGCAGTGATATTTACTCCATACGATTGCTTTCATTATTATTCTCCTTTTAAATAGTCGGTAGTTCATCATAATTAATAATATCAGTCATAACACCGATAACATAATTAGTTGATTCATTTTCTTGTAGTGCAGTTTGCTTTTTGCTAGTATCGCTGTGTTTATTGAACCAAGGGATAGGAGTTGTCTTTGGTGCTGGACTAGTATATCTAATACCAATTTCTTTCAATGCGATATTTGCTGTATAATCTACAAAGTCTTTTAACACCGTAGCGTTTAATCCAATGACTGGACCCATTTTAAACAAATAGTCTGCCCAGTCTTTTTCTTCACGTATAACATCCATATAAAGTTGATAGACTTCACTTTCACACTCTGACTTAACTTGTGCAAAACGACTATCTTCTTTAACTACTTGATTGATAAGGTAAGCAGTCCAGCCTTTATGTAATAATTCATCTTGGAGAATTAAACTGATAATATTGCCATTACCAATAAAGATTTTGTTCTCAACCATTGCCAAACTTGTAGCAAATGATACCATAAAGCGGAATGCTTCTAATGCATAACTAGCATGTAATGCCATATAAATTGCTTTGATGTGTTCTTTTTCGTTCACATCTTGACCTAACTCTTTGCGACAGTTAACTTTGTGTAGTTCATCATAGTAACGACCAACACTAGATGCCATGTCTACAATCTCTTTTGTATCATGTATAGTATTGAATACATCTTTAGGTACATTATAGATGTTACGAATGATGTGACTATAACTGCGACTGTGAATGTTAGTTTCAAAGAATGACCAGTTATAAATCAATGCTTCTAGTTCAGGCAATGACACTACAGGCGTGAACACTTGACTAGGTGCTCTACCTTGTAAACTATCTAATGCTGTTTGACGTAATAAGTTACTAGTAAAGATATGTCTTACTGCATCACTGGCTTCTTTGAAGTCATTAGCATCTTTGGTAAGACTAACTTCTTCTGGCACCCAGAAGAAACCACGTGCCGTTGTTTCAAAGTCTGCAATCTTTTTATATTTTACTTCTTCAAATCGTTGAATGGTTACGGGACCTTCCGGGTCCAAAAACATTTTTCTATTCAAATAATCTGTCTTAGTGTTTAAGTTATATTGTTGTTTTGACATTGTTTTCCTTACAGCTTACATGACTCACATGATTCTTCGTCATCCATATCATTAAAGCCACTTGGCAAATCTAATACAGTTTCATCTTGGCTCTTGCTACCTGCTTTATTAATCAAGCTATAGTAGAAAGTCTTTAAGCCCCAATAGTGACTTTGCATCAAGTTTTTAGCAATCAATGTTGTTGGGACTTTTCTCTCAGGGAAATGAGCAGGGTTATAGAATGTATTAGTTGAGATACTTTGGTCAACATAAGCCGCAATAACTGCCGCTGTCTTTAAGTAACCATCACAATCTTTTTGTTCCCACATCATTTGATATTTGTTTTTCAACTTATGATATTCAGGAACAACTTGTACAAACGATCCTGCTTTGCTTTCTTTAACTGAGATTAAACTCATTGGCATTTCGATACCATTCGTAGAGTTAATAACTACACTGCTTGATTCTACAGGAGCTACAGCCATTTGTGTAGCGTTACGGACACCATAACTACGCATCATAGCACGTAGACCTTCCCAGTTTAGTTCTGGTTCAAAGTTAGCTAATTCATTAACACCTTTAGCACGTAGTTCCCAGGGGAATATACCTTGTCCATAACGTGTTTTATCACTATGGGCACAACGACCACGTTCTTGTGCTAGTTCTACACTTGCTTCAGTTAGATAGAATGCTAAGTGTTCCATCCAAGATTTTACTTCTTGTAGGGCATCCTTCTCTCCATACTTAAGACTACGTTTTGCATGCCAGTATGCTAAGTTAGTTACACCAATACCCAATGGACGAATCTCGTCATTACTTAGTTTAGATTGTATGCTTAGAAAGTCTTGATAGTCCAATATATTATTGAGGCTACGGTGTAGAATGCGACAAGCGCGGCGCATATCTTCAGGATTGCGGAATGCACCCCAGTTAATAGATCCGAGCGTACATAAAGCAATACGACCGTCAGGATCATCAAGACGTTTAAAAGATTTAGTAGGAAGAAGAATTTCACAGCATAAGTTACTCTGGTAAATTGTATGGTACTCGGGGTCAAACGGACCTTGATTCATAACATTGTCTACGAATACCAAATAGATACGACCTGTATCTGTTCTCTCTTTAAGAATACCACCTTTGAATACATCTTCTGCATTCATTGTTTTCTTGCGTAAGTCTTTACGCTTTTCATATTTCACATATAGTTCTTCAAACAACTCTGTATTTGAATAGAATGCTTCATATAAATCAGGAACTTCATTAGGATCAAAGAAGGTTATGTTTTCTTTGTTTTTAAATCGTCTCCAGAAGAAAGCACTAAGCACAACCCCATAATCCATATGACGGACTCGGGTTTCTTCGGTTCCTTGGTTGTTCTTAAGTACAATAAGATCATCAAACTGATGATGCCAAATAGGGTAAAAAACAGTAGCACTTGCATTACGAATACCTCCTTGACTGCACGAACGTAGGTCACCAAACCATTTCTTTAAGAAAGGTATCATGCCTGTATGCATAATCTCACCACCGCGAATCGGTGAGCCCAAAGGACGTAATCGTCCAATCTCTAAGCCTATGCCAGCACGTTTGCTAGCATATTTAGCCATCATTTCTCCACTAGCAAAAATACTGTCTAAATCATCATCTGAGCGAATGAGAACACAACTGCTAAACTGCTTAGTAGGAGTGCCAAGCCCAGCGAGGACAGGAGTAGCAAGAGTAAAAAGACCATCACTGGCAGCGTTGTAATACTCTTTGATATAGCGCATTCTAGCATTGTTAGGTTCTTCTTTATGAAAGACTGTAGCGGCTGCAACCATGTATCTAATTTGCGGAGTTTCATATATTTCCTTTGTGCTTCTATTCTTTACTAAGTATTTTTCAATCAATTGCTCAATGGCGGCATAACTATATTGCTCATCTTTAGAATGGTCAAGCATATCATTCATCTTGTTCCAGTCTTCCATTGTATACCATTCTAGTAGTTCACTGGTATATAATCCTGTAGCTACATTCTTTTTAACAATCTCGTAGAGATGCGGAACTTCGTATGATCCATATACATCTTTACGTAACATAGATACACGTTGTTTACCCGCTACAAATTGATAGTTAGTGTGACCAACATCAGGATTATTTTCTACGTCAATTAAATCAACAATTGCTCGTAATGTTATTCCATCTATCTCTGTAGTTGAGATTCCATCATAGAAGTGTAGTTGACTTTTAATTTCAATCATTGAGGGACTTACATCTGCTATCCCTTTACATACTGTTGATACTTGTGCTTGCCATTTTGCCAAATCTAGTGGTTCTTTTTTACCACTACGTTTAGTGACGTTTATAATCATATTTTACCTATTATATTTTTGTTGTTATGTTTTTTAAACTTAAACTATCTGTTATCTTAAAATTCTTTAGATTGATATTTACTACCATATTAGGCCAGTAATTCAATACATATTTTGCGCGGTCAACCATGACTAATGCCACGTCTTCATTATTATCGTCTTTTCCTAAACAAAAGTCAATATCTTTTATACCCGTTAACATAAGTGTATATATCATTCCCAAACCTCGTGCAAGATGACAGTATTCGTTGTCATATAATAGTTCCCAGGGCGTTGGCCATGTATCTATTTCATGTGGGTGAAGATAATGGTTAACCAATGGTGCGGATTGCCACCACTTGTCTATTTCTAAACATTTGGTTTTGGTATCCGCGTTTTGGAGAGTTTGTCTTAGATCATACCAGCTTCTTAGTCTGGAATCATAGTTTAATTGAAATACATTAATCACACTGTACTTATCATTACAAAAAGTACAGTGTGAAATTGTATTAGAATCGTCCTACAGCTACTTCAACTATGCCAGAAGCACCAGTGAAGTTTTCTAGTGACTTACCAATAATAGTACCTGCACGTGCTATGTTATTAGCGGTAGCATATCCATTACCTGTTGATACTAATAGATCACCTTTAAAGATTGGGCCAATTACTTTAGCTGGCACACGACCTTGTAGAGCAATAGTAGCAACGTGTTCACCTTCACAACCATTATTCATAGTATATGCTGGGTTAGTTGTTACAACACCAGCTACTCTGAATGAATCTGTTTCTGTTGATAATGTAACTTCATGTTCGCCACCAAATACTAAAACTGTTCCTGGCTCATAATCAGCATCAGCAGTATATTTTTCTGCCAAGTCAGCGTATGTTGCATTCAATCTAGAACCTGCACTCAATGTCCAGTTACCAGTAACCGTACCTGCTGTAGTATTTGCACCAGTTGTTAGAGTCGTACCAAAGTGAGTTGCTGTACCTGTACCAATTTGAACTGCGCCGGTCAGTGTACCAGATAATGTTAAGCCAGTCAATGTACCAACTGATGTGATATTTGGCTGTGCCGCTGTTGTTACAGTACCTGCTGTAGTTGCACTTGCTACTGTTCCAGTTACGCTAACTGTGACTCCTCCGGTTGCGCCACTGACTGCAATGTTAGTACCTGCTACAATACTGGTTACGCCTGTATTAGTAATAGTTACAGCAGAACTGCCGTTATAACTTGTGCCACCAAGACCTGTACCGATTGTAAGTGCATTAGTTGCTGTTGCAGTAATAGTACCAGATCCACCAAGTGAAATTGCCGTACCGTTAACAGTTAATGAACTATTAGCAAGTCTTGCTTGTGCTAATGTACCAGAACTGATATTACTTGCGTTCAATGCAGTTAAAGAAGAACCGTTACCAGTGAACACACCTGTATTTGCAGTAAATGCTGAGGCTGTTACAGTGCCGTTAACACCCAAACCAGTTAGTGTACCAACACTTGTAATGTTAGGTTGAGCCGCTGTAGTAACAGTACCTGCTGTAGTTGCACTAGTAGCCGCACCTGATAGAGCACCAGTAAATGTTGTAGCAGATACGTTACCTGCGCTGATGTTTCCAGTTACTGCTAAACTTGTTAGTGTACCTACTGAAGTAATATTAGGTTGTGCCGCAGTAGTTACGGTGCCCGCTGTAGTTGCACTAGTAGCCGCACCACTTAGTGCGCCTGTAAACGTAGTTGCACTTACATTACCAGCAGATATATTACCTGTAACAGCAAGTGATGTTAATGTACCTACTGATGTAATATTAGGTTGTGCCGCTGTAGTAACAGTACCAGCAGTAGTTGCCGCACCACTCAATGCACCAGTAAATGTTGTTGCACTTACATTACCTGCACTAATATTGCCTGTTACTGCCAGTGATCCTAGTGTACCAACGCTTGTCAAACTAGAAGTAACAACTGTTGATTTTAATGTTGTGCCTGACAAGTTTGCGGCATTTGCAGTGATTGCAACGTTAGCGGCAGCAGTTAGTTGGCCTTGACCGTTAACAGTAAATGATGCTACTGCATCTCCGTTACCATAACTACCTGCTGACACAGCAGTATTAGTAATACTAAACGCACCACCTGTTAATGTTAATCCTGTACCAGCAGTGTATTCGCCGGCGCCGCTGAACTGTACCCATTCAATTGGATCTGTACCGATTGTAGTGACCTCGTCAGTTTGAACCCAACCAGTTGAGTTGTATAATGTGCCGGCAGTAACGAAAGTGAAGTCACCGCCTTGAATCTCAGCACCGGTATCAAAGTCAGTAGCACGGGTTAATACTGTTGAACTTGTGCGAACATATATACCATTATTTGCGGCAGTCGCTTCATTCTTAACAAGAATACGCATACCATTTGTTAATGTTACACCGTCAATAGTTGTATATGAACCTGTTGTTGTCAATGTTGCGCCTACACCTGCTGTACCATTATTATATGTAACAGTACCACCTGAGATACTTGCTAATGTGGTTTGAGTGGCTGCGTTACAACTTGCATGTACGTGTAGACCTTGTGCAATATCATCAACATATTGTTTTGTTGCGGCATCAGTTGATGCAATTGGAGTACCAACATTAGAAATAATAAAGTTACCAACATTAACTTTACCAGTTCCTGTAGGAGTTAAATTGATGTTTTGATTTGTACCAGTTGCAGTAATTGATACACCTGTTGTTCTGCCAACAATCAAATCAGTTACTAAGTTAGCATTAGTTACAATATTACCGGTTGCACTTACTAAACCACCGGTAGTCAAGTTACCGCCAGTGATATTACCTGTAGCAGTAATCAATCCACCTGTACCCAAATTACCTACGTTAGCATTACCTGAAACACTAACACTTGTTAGTGTACCAACTGAAGTAATGTTAGGTTGTGCGGCTGTTGTTAAACTACCTGCAACTGTTGTAAATATACCTGCGGCTGCTCCGATGTTTCCTACGTTAGCATTACCTGAAACACTAACACTTGTTAGTGTACCAACTGATGTAATATTTGGCTGAGCCGCAGTAGTAACAGTACCTGCTGTAGTTGCCGCACCACTCAATGCACCAGTAAATGTTGTAGCAGATACGTTACCAAATGTACCATTACCTGTAGCACTTACAATACCTGCTGTAATGACATTACCGGCATTCAAATTACCGGTAGCAGTAATTAAACCAGCTGTGCCTAAATTACCTACATTAGCATTACCACTAGAACTTAGTGTAGTTGCAAATACTCCAGTTGCACCAATGTTACCTACATTAGCATTACCTGTAGCAGATATAACACCACCGGTTATTAAATTACCACCAGTGATATTACCTGTAGCGGCAATCAATCCACCTGTACCAATATTGCCGATGTTTGCATTACCTGACACTGATACACTAGTTAAAGTTCCAACCGATGTAATATTAGGTTGTGCGTTGGTTGTCAATGTACCTGTTAATAATGTCCCAATTACATTACCACCGGTAATGTTACCTGTAGCAGTGATTAAACCAGATGTGCCTAAGTTACCAACATTAGCATTGCCACCTACTGATAAACTTCCGGTTGTTATTAAATTAGCACCAGCTACATTACCTGACATGCTAATAGCACTACCATTAGAAGTCATTCTGGCATTGCCTAAATAGATTGTGCTATTAGATAAGTATATGTCTTTCCAGCGTTGTGTATTAGAACCTAAATCGTATGTAACATCTACATTAGGTAACAAAGCACTGGTTACATTGCCTGATACATTTAAGTTAACTACATTAGCAGTACCAGTACTTATGTTGCCAAATGTGCCATTACCAGTAGCACTTACAATGCCACCTGTTACTAAATTACCAGCAGTAACATTACCAGTAGCAGTTACTAAACCACCTGTAGTTAAGTTACCACCAGTTACATTACCTGTAGCAGTTACTAAACCGCCGGTTACTAAGTTACCACCACCAATATTACCTGTAGCAGTTATTAAACCACCTGTACCAATGTTACCAATGTTAGCATTACCAACAACGCTTAATGCATTACCAATTTGTACTACATTAGAAGTTTTATTAAATGTGAAGGCTGCACTACCACCAAAGGCGTCAGCATCATTAAATTGAATTTGTGCGTTTGAACCACCTGCTTGTTGGAAGTCAACTGGGCTACCATTAGCATAATAATAATTATTTGTTTTAATACCACCAACTGCGGCATTACCGGTTACGTTTAAGTAACCCTGTGTATATATACCTTCTGCGCCATCTGTAGTTTCAATACCAAAGATGTTTGCTTTGCCAGTTGAATTAAATGTTAGTGCCGCATTTGAGTTATCTACTAAATCCCAAATTGTTGCAGTTTCAATAGAACCAATGTTACCTGCTTGCACATAGAAAGCATAGCTACCTATACCAGAACCAGATGCGTTACCTAAAACACCAATGTTGTAACCACCTGAGTGTGTTTGAGTAGAGTAACCACGTACACCAACTGCGGCGCCGGTATCGGCTGAGTTTGTTACATAACCGCCACCTTGAACACCAGTTGCTTTAGTAGCACCATTTGCACGTGCTTCACCCAATACACCAATACCCCATGTGTTTGCATTACCAGAATCTGCAACAGCTTCACCAACAACACCAATATTTTCTGAGTGTGTTTGACCACTATTATCTTGTGATATGATTGCTTTAGCATTTGGGAAATCAACTTGTGCCGCGGTTGCACCAACTAACAAACCAGTCAATGTACCAACACTTGTAATATTAGATTGAGCCGCAGTTGTAACCGTACCTGCTGTTGTTGCGCTAGTTGCGGCGCCGCTTAGTGCACCAACAAATGTAGTCGCTGTAATAGAGTTATTTGATAGGTTAGCAACTAAACCAGTACTTGTTAGTTCTGATACATTACCTGTTGCCGCATTTGCAAAAATAAGGAAGTTATTTCCTGTACCGGCTGCCACACTAATAAAGTCTGCCACGTTAGCATAATCAACGTTTAAGTTTGCGACACGTGTAGTAGAAGTTACAGTCAATGGTGCTGTACCTGTTGCAATATTTGATATAAAACGAGTTGCTGTTTCTGTTCCAGATGTGTTGATATTACCAAATGTACCGTTACCAGTTACTGCTAAAGAACTTAATGTACCAACACTAGTGATGTTTGGTTGTGCCGCAGTTGTTACTGTACCCGCTGTCGTAGCACTAGTTGCCGCCCCGGTTAATGCACCGACAAACGTAGTAGATGTAACACTAGATAAGCCCGCCACAGTAGTAGTTGTACCACCCAATGTTAAAGTAGTGTTACCTAATGTTAACGTACTGTTTGCAAGTCTTGCTTGTGCTAGTGTACCACTTGCAATACTAGATGCGTTTATTCCAGTTATTGATGACCCGTTACCTGAGAAAGAGTTAGCACTTACTAAGTTAACTCCAGAAATCTGTGATCCAGCGCCTGACATTGTAATTTGTGCATTTGCTACAAAAGTCAATCCACTAAATGAAGTACTTACTGAAGTGATATTAGGCTGAGCCGCAGTTGTTACAGTACCCGCTGTAGTTGCACTACTTACTGTACCAGTTACGTTAGCACCTGCAATAGCACTCAATCCACTACCATTACCCGTAAACACACCTGTATTAGCAGTGAATGCGGGGGCGGTTATAGTACCACTTGAGTTTAAACCAGTTAGCGTACCGACAGCGGTAACCTGTGTCTGACTTGCATTTACACTGAAAGTAGAACCAGTTAATGTTAAACCAGTGCCTGCTTGATAGGTTCCTGCACCTGAGAACTGCTCCCAAACTATTGGATCTGTGCCAACTGTAGTAACATCGTCAATTTGTACCCAACCAGTTGAATTATATAGAGTACCAGCCGTGACAAAAGTGAAGTCACCGCCTGCAATTTCGGCAGCAGTATCAAAGTCAGTAGCACGAGTCAACACAGTTGAGCTTGTTCTTACATAGATACCGTTATTTGCTTGAGTTGCTTCGTTCTTAACAAGAATACGCATTCCGTTTGATAGTGTGACACCATCAATAGTGGTATATGAACCAGTAGTTGTTAGTGTTGCACCTACACCAGCTGTACCATTGTTATAGGTAACTGTACCGCCTGAGATAGTTGCTAATGTAGTTTGAGTGGCTGCGTTACAAGAAGCGTGAATATGCAATCCCTGTGCAACATCGTCAACATATTGTTTTGTTGCGGCATCAGATGAGTTAGTTGGAGTAGCAAGATTGATAATGGTATTGCTAGTCATATCCAAATTGCCAGCAATACTGCTTACACCAGTACCAGTAACACTTAGTACACCAGTTGTTGTCAAGTTGCCGGCTGCAACGTTACCAGTAACAGTAGCACTTGTTAGTGTTCCTACTGAAGTTATGTTTGGTTGCGCGGCTGTTGTTACTGTGCCGGCTGTAGTTGCACTTGATACTGTGCCGGTAACATTAGCACCTGCAATCGCACTTAATCCACTACCATTACCAGTGAACACACCTGTATTTGCAGTGATGTTTACGCCGGTTATAGTGCCATTAACGCCTAAACCAGTTAGCGTACCGACTGACGTAATATTTGGCTGTGCTGCCGTATAGACAGTACCTGCTACAAGTGCATTTGCTACTTGACCAGAAACATTAGCACCTGCTACTGCGTTTGCGGTTGATGCAAATGATACGGCACCAGTTACATTAGCACCTGCGATGGCACTCAATCCTGAACCATTACCTGTAAATACACCTGTATTAGCTGTAAATGCCGAAGCAGTGACAGTACCACTTACACCCAAACTAGTTAGAGTACCGACTGACGTAATATTTGGCTGAGCCGCAGTTGTAACAGTACCCGCAGTTGTCGCACTTGTTGCCGCTCCCGATAAAGCACCGACGAATGTTGTTGCTGTGATAGAGGCATTGCCTAAGTTAGCACTGATTCCAGTGTTAATAACAGCACTTGAGTTTCCATTAGCACTTGATGTACTGAATGTTGGATAGACTGTAGTTGCAGTTGAGGTGTTCTGTAACAGTGCAGATGCATTGGTTGCCGCAGTAGCACTTGATACAGTACCGGTTACGTTAGCACCTGCTATTGCACTCAATCCACTACCATTACCCGTAAACACACCTGTGTTTGCAGTAAATGCAGGAGCTGTTACAGTACCGCTTACATTTAGACTTGTCAACGTACCAACAGACGTAATATTAGATTGAGCCGCAGTTGTAACCGTACCTGCAGTTGTAGCACTAGTTGCCGCACCACTTAGTGCACCAACAAATGTTGTAGCAGTAATAGAGTTATTTGATAGGTTAGCAACTAGACCAGTACTTGTTAGTTCTGCTACGTTACCTGTTGCCGCGTTTGCAAAAATTAAGAAATTGTTTCCTGTTCCGGCTACTACATTAATAGTATCAGCAACGTTAGCATACGCAACGTTTAAGTTTGAAACACGGGTAGTACTTGTTACTGTTAGTGGTGCGGTACCTGTTGCTATGTTTGAAGTTAACGTGCTTGCTACTACTGCTCCTGCTGTATTTAGATTACCGGCGGATGCATTGCCAGTTACCGCTAATGATGATAATGTGCCAACACTTGTTATGTTTGGTTGAGCATTAGTATAAACTGTACCTGCTACAAGAGCGTTGCCAACTTGACCTGACACGTTAGCACCTGCTACTGCATTAGCGGTTGTTGCAAATGCTACTGCACCAGTAACATTGGCGCCTGTGATTGAACTTAATGATGAACCGTTACCTGATACATTAGTGAATACACCATTCGTTGCACCAATATTGCCAACGTTAGCGTTACCAGTAGCATTCAATGTACCAGCTACGTTAACGCCAGTACCAGTGACTATTGCAATATTTGCATTACCTGCACTACTGATGTTGACGTTACCGTTTGCGGCAGGAATACTTACGTTTGAGTTACCGTTTGAAAGAGATGTGCCAATTGGGATATTAGTTAGTAAACTACCATCACCAATGAAGAAATTAGCCCTTGCGGCATTACCTAAGTTAGCGTTACCCGAAGATAGATTACCAGTTACCGCTAATGAACTTAACGTACCAACTGATGTGATATTGGGTTGTGCATTAGTTGTTACTGTACCGGCTGTCGTTGCCGCACCACTTAATGCACCTGTGAATGTTGTTGCTGATACGTTACCGGCACTAATATTACCAGTTACACCCAAACTAGTTAGTGTACCAACTGATGTGATGTTTGGTTGAGCCGCAGTTGTTACTGTACCGGCTGTCGTTGCCGCACCACTTAATGCACCTGTGAATGTTGTTGCTGATACGTTACCGGCACTAATATTACCAGTTACCGCTAATGAACTTAACGTACCAACTGATGTGATGTTTGGTTGAGCCGCAGTTGTTACTGTACCGGCAGTTGTTGCACTTGTGGCTGCACCAGATAGGGCACCAACAAATGTTGTTGCGGTAATAGAGTTGTTAGATAAGTTGGCAGTGAGACCTGTACTAGTTATTTCTGCTACATTACCTGTTGCCGCATTTGCAAAAATAAGGAAGTTATTTCCTGTGCCGGCTGCTACATTAATATTATCTGCAACGTTTGCATATGCAACATTCAAGTTACTAACACGTGTTGTACTTGTTACTGTTAACGGTGCAGTACCTGTTGCTACATTACTTGTTAATGTACTTCCTACTACTGCTCCGGCAGTATTTAAGTTTCCTGCACTTGCATTACCTGTTACGGCCAATGATGTTAGTGTACCAACGCTTGTTAAACTAGAGTTAACGACTGTTGATTTTAATGTTGTGCCAGATAAATTTGCGGCGTTAGCTGTAATTGCAACGTTAGCTGCCGCTGTAAGTTGACCTTGACCGTTAACTGTAAATGATCCTACGCTGTCTCCATTGCCATAACTACCTGCTGTCACAGCAGTATTAGTAATACTAAACTGTGATCCTGTTAATGTTAATCCTGTACCAGCAGTAAATGTTCCAGCCCCACTGAACTGTACCCAAACAACTGGACTTGTACCAACTGTTGTTACTGGGTCGGGCATTACCCAACCTGTGTTGTCATACAATGTACCTGCTGTAACAAAGGTAAAGTCGCCACCTGCCATTTCTGTTGGAGTGTCAAAATCAGTTGAACGAGTCAATACCGTTGAACTTGTTCTGTCATAGATACCATTATGTGCCGTATTTGCTTCGTTCTTAACAAGAATACGCATACCGTTTGACAATGTAACACCGTCAATAGTTGTGTATGATCCTGTTGTTGTTAGTGTAGCCCCTACTCCCGATGTACCGTTATTATATGTAATTGTACCACCTGATGCCACTGCTAGAGTAGTTGAAGTGGCTGCATTACAACTATCATGTGTATGTAGTCCTTGAGCAACGTCATCAACGTATTGTTTCGTTGCCGCATCAGTGCTTGCTACCGGAGTAGCAACATTAGAAATTATAAAGTTACCAACGTTAACTTTACCAGTTCCTGTTGGAACTAAGTTGATATTTTGATTTGTGCCGGTAGCAGTAATTGTTACACCACTAGTTCTACCAACAATTAAATCTGTAACAACGTTTGCACTAGTTTGAATATTACCTGATGCAGTAACACTAGATAGTGTACCTACACTTGTGATGTTTGGCTGTGCGGCTGTTGTTAATGTACCAGCAACAAAGTTTGCTGTTAGTAAATTACCTGCATTAACGTTTCCTGCACTTGCGTTCCCTGTTACAGCTAATGAACTTAATGTGCCAACACTTGTTATGTTTGGTTGTGAGGCTGTTGTAAGTGTGCCAGTTAATAAACTAGCACCAATTGTACCTGAGTTAGCATAAACATTACCTGCAGTTGTATTACCCGTTACTGCTACAGAAGTTAAAGTTCCAACACTAGTAACGTTTGGCTGTGATCCTGTAGTTAAACTACCTGCAACAGTTGTAAACACACCTGCGGCTGCTCCAATATTTCCAACGTTCGCATTACCAGTTACGCTTAATGCTCCAGCAGTAGTTAAGTTGCCACCAGTTACATTACCTGTTGCTACTACTGCACCAGCCGTTGTTAAGTTGCCACCAGTTACGTTACCAGTTGCAACGATTAAACCTGCAGTACCTAAGTTACCAACATTAGCATTACCTGTTGCATTTAATGTACCTGATATATTTGCACCAGTGTTTGTAACTACTAATTCAACAGTGCTGCCGGCTGCTTGAATTGAAACGTTGCCGTTAGCAGTGATTGCGATATTGCTATTACCGTTCTGTAACAATCCACTATTGATAGTTGTGATGTTACCAGTAGTTGCGATTAGAGTAGTTGTACCTAAGTTACCTGTATTTGCATTGCCAGTTACGCTCAATGCGCCGGCAGTAGTTAAGTTGCCGCCAGTTACATTACCTGTTGCTACTACTGCACCAGCCGTTGTTAAGTTACCACCTGACACATTACCTGTTGCTGTGATAAGACCGGCTGTTCCTAAATTACCAACGTTAGCGTTGCCTGTTACTGATAACACACCACCAGTTGATATGTTACCTGCTGAAGCATTACCTGTCACCGTTAATGAGGTTAGTGAACCAACACTTGTAATATTAGGTTGTGCGGCTGTTGTAACAGTACCTGCTGTTGTGGCTGCACCACTTAATGTCGCTGTGATGATGTTTGCGCTAAAACTTCCGTCAGTATCACGAATTACTACTGTATTTCCTGTTGCCGCTGTTGCTGTGCTATAGCCATCAAGTAAGTCAGCGTTTAAGTTTGTTACTTTGGTCGTTGATGCAACTACAAATGGTGCAGTGCCTGTTGTTACGTTTGATTCTAATGTTGAAGCAACTACTTTACCTGCTGTATTAAAATTACCTGCGCTGACATTACCTGTAACAGTTAAATCAACAAGAGTACCAACACTAGTAATATTTGGTTGTGATGCATCTGTTACTTCTGCGGCAAAAGCGGCAAAGTTAGCATTTGAAATATTACCACTAATGTTACCAGTAATGTTACCACCAGGAATGTTAGTTAATCCAGCACCGTTACCATAAAATGCTCCGGTGTTTGCAATGACATTTGATGCAGTAAGATTGCCATTGACACCTAATGTTGATAATGTACCAACACTTGTAATATTTGGTTGTGCATTAGTAATTAGAGAACCAGCTAAAGTTGTTGCTACAATACCAGTAGCACCCAAGTTACCTACATTAGCGTTTCCAGTAGCATTCAGTGTACCGGTGATATTTGCTCCGGTAGATGTTACTACCAATACGTTAGCTACACCTGCTACACTTGTTGTTATATTACCACTTACACCAACAATATCAACATTACTTGTTCCGTTTGCAATACTAGAAACTGCAATATCTCCAGCAATCAATGTTCCAGTGACCGTTAGATTTGCAACTGTCATTAAATCTGTTGTTTTGTCAAACGTTAAGTTAGCATCCTGTCCCAACGAGCCAGCATCATTGAAAAATACACTTCCATTTCCAGTAGCGGTGAACGTAGGTATTGAGGTGGTGTTGCCAGCACTGTCTTTAATTGTTAGTTGATCGGATCCATTAAGGAATACTGTACCTTTTCCAGCAGGCGGTGTTGGTACTGAGTTAGCGTTTTCTTGTTTTAAAATTAATGACATAAATTATCCTATTATATGTATTTATCTTTTTTTGAATTCATAATTCTATAAGTATCCCATCAACTTCCAATGCACCATCAATTGTAATGGGTATAGTAAAAAGTCCTTGAAAGTTATTTGATACTGTATACGACTCTCCTACGGGAATAAAGTACGGCATAGGTGCCGCTAAATTACTAGTTGCAGATACCGAAGTGAAGGCTAAGTTTCCCAATCCATCAGTAGTTACTACTTGTCCATTAGAACCGCCGGTAATCTTTACATTGCCAACATTGCCAAGATTACTTATACCATTAACTGTTAGTGAACTCAGAGTAAGAGCATTACTCCAAACTCTGCTATTGCTTGTGCTTATTGTCAATACTGAGTTATTTGCGCCCGCGCCAAGACTTGGTTCTGCTTCACTAAGTCCTAAGAACAGATGGCGGTCATTAGTCAGACTACTATATGGAGTAACCGGAACTCGACCACTTAACAGCTTTGCATTATTAATTGCCATATTTTATGATCCAGTAACCAATGTTTCTAAATAACTCAACACCAATTGTGAGCTGTTATTAGCACTACTTGTAAATTGCAATGTATCTCCAAAGTTTAAAATTAAGCGTCCGGTTAGTACTGTGATAGCGTCATTGACCGGAACACTAGCTAGATTAATAAGAGATGTATAATTGTTTGAACGATTAACTCCAGCTGATATTTGTACAGTACTGTTACCAGTATTACTAACTTGGGCCATCAAAACAACCGTAGAATAACCTACAGGTGGTGTATACACATTGGCTGTAGTCGTTGTCAAATTTTCTAATGTCGTTTTAAAATTATTTAATGCGGCTGGCATAATCTTCCTTTATTCTTTATTATATTTAATCGCTACCCAACGCCAATATAAATGGTGTCATTTGAGCAAATAAACTTACATAAAAATCGGTACCTGTAATAGTACCAGTAGCTTGACTGATTGTAAATCCATCACCTACTTTAAAATTTCCTTTTTGATCTGTACTTGTAAATGTTATGACTGCTCCATTGGTAGCGATAACTTCATTTGCTTCGATAGGTATACCACCATATTGTGGTAATGCTGTTGCAGGATTAGTTCCAGCTCCTACATATTCAAATGTATGAGCACTTGCTATGATTGAGCTTCTTACAAAAAATTCAATATTTGTACCAGGTGCCGGAGTCCCGTTATAAATTTGTTGTATTACTACTGTTGATTTTCCAGCACTTGGTTGATTAGGTAAAATAGTATCAATGGTATAATAAGTTGGATCCCCATCAACAAGCATAACAGTATTTACATGTGGTTGACCATTAGTCAAAGTATTAAGCACAAATGTTCCAAACTGTTCTGATTCTAATGTTCCAGATGTTTGCAACGGTCCAACACCGTCAGCAATTAAACCATAGTTACCAATAGAACAATCGCTACCATTTAATGTACAGAATCCACCGGATTCTACTTCAATACCAATATCACATGCAATAGTGTAAATGTTAACTAACTGACTGTAGCCTGAATTTACAATATGTATACCTTTACCACCGCGATTGATAATAGTAAAGAATCCTACAATCATTGCCTTAGTGCTTATACTACTGACATTGTTACCATCAATATAAACAGCAGTACCAGTCGTAGTACTTGATGTTAAATTCTGTATGTATGGGCTTACAAATACATTCTGTGACGGTGTCGATGGGTCATAGCTAAATCCATTAGCTGTATAATCTTTAATTGTGATACCCCAAACATAAGAACCGTTTTTTACATAAAATAAATCAGATGATGGAGTTTGTGGTATTACAAATACACTTCTTAAATTGTCACCCATCAATGATACATTAGCAGGAATAGTAACAGGATTTGCTTCAGTATAAGTGCCCGGAGCAACATGAACTGCAATGTTTCCAGCCGCTGCCGCAGTCAGTGCGGCTTTGATAGTTAAGAACGGGCTATTAATACTACCGTTATTACTATCATTACCGTTTTTACCAACGTAGATAATGTTTTGTGATGTATCTAATAGATTGCCGTCGGCATCAAATACAACTTTGTTGGTACCATTACCTACGCTATAACCAGCTTCTGAATTAAAAGGTCTTATTGCCATTTGTTACCTCTTAAATCAATCTGTATTGTGTTGTCCAAACAGTTGAATTACTACTTGCCGGTGTCACTTGTAACCTTACAGTTGAACCAACAACGTTGACTGCTAAACTACCTGTATATCCACCTAATTGACTAGATCCATATATTGCATAGTCTGCATTAGTTCCATCTGTTACTGCTAAAACAGTTGCTACACTATATTTTGATCCGGTAGAATCAATACCTTTAACCAAATATTCGATACCAGTAACTCCGGTAATATTGAAACTAGCAATCGTTTGATTAGCAGAAATAGATGAAGTTGTTAGTGTGCCAGTTGTGATTGTAGTATTAGCAATTACTACTGAAGTATTTGCACTAAATGTAGGTGAAACAATATTGCCACTAAAGTTAGCTGTATTACCATTGATAAGATTTGTAACGCTGATGTTGTTTGCATTAGCAATATTACCCTGAACAACCAAATCGTTAGCAAAGTTGCCATAATTAGCAGTTACTAAGTTACCTAAATTAGCATTTAATGCTATAATGTTACCAGTAAAATTAGCTGTATTACCATCTAATTGTAAATTAACTGTTAAATTACTTGTAGTTATGTTACTTGCAATGTTCGCAAAGTTAGCAATTATTAAATTACCTAAGTTTGCATTGGCAGCAGTTAAGTTGCCACTGAAGTTTGCAACATTACCACTTAGTGTAGTGTTAACTTGTAGATTTGCTATTACAACGTTACCACTGAAGTTTGCTGTGTTACCACTTAACTCTAAGTTAACTGTTGCATTGTTTACTAATAAGTTAGCATTTGCGCTGATATTGGCAGCAATAATGTTACCCGACGCTTCAAAGTCAATCGCCGTTACTTTAGCATTGCTATTAACATTACCTGCTAATACATTACCTGTCAAGTCTACACTAGTACCAGTTGCCGCACCGATGTTTGGTGTAGTGAACTGAGCATTTGCTTTGACGATAACATTACCACCACTGATTTCAGTTGTGATATTATCAACGTTTACACTGAATACTGTACCAGTTAATGTTAAACCTTGGCCTGCTGTATATTCACCAGCACCACTGAATTGATCCCAAACAATAGGATCTGTACCTACTGTATTAACTTCATCAATCTGCACCCAACCTGTTGAGTTATATGTTGTACCACCAGTAACGAATGTAAAATCTCCGCCTTGAATCTCGGCAGCAGTATCAAAGTCAGTAGCACGTGTAAGTGTAGTGCCATTTGTATAGGTATAGATACCATTATGTGCTGTATTTGCTTCGTCCTTAACAAGAATTCTAAATCCAGAACTAGCAACGTTTACACCGTCGATCAACGTATAAGTACCAGTAGTTATTAATGTTGCGCCAACACCAGCAGTACCGTTATTGTAAGTTACAACACCACCTGATAAGACAGCAAGTGTGTTTGGAGTTGCGGCACCGCAACTTTCATGCACATTTAGACCTTGAGCAACATCATCAACATATTGTTTAGTTGCCGCATCACTGGCCAAGTTAGGCATAGCAAGACTTGTGATTCTTACGTTACCAACGTCAACTGTACCGTTACCAAACGGGCGCAATTGAATATATGTATTACCTGCTTGCTCAGAATATAATTCTAAGTTTCCGCCTTGGGCAGTTACGCTATTACTCTTTACTGCACCAAATGTACCGTTACCGTTAGCGGTTACATAACCAACAATGTTTGCACCAACATTGCTTAGAACCATTACGTTTCCAAGATTTGGTGAGAACGCAATATTGCCATTGTTTATGATGTCAATATTTGCACTACCGTTGTATAACTGACTTGTACGAATGTGGTTAGCATCAGCAATGTTGCCCAAGTTTGCATTTAGTGAACTAATATTACCACTGAAGTTTGCAACGTTGCCTGACAAGTGATTGTTAACCGTTACGTTTGCACCGCTTAGTGTTACGTTACCTATGAAGTTTGCAGTATTGCCTGCAAGTTCTAAGTTAACTGTTAAGTTGTTAGTAATTGTGTTACTTGAAATGTTAGCAAAGTTTGCTGTTACTGCATTACTAGTAAATGTATTAGCACTTACTACATTTGCACCAGTGAGATTGCCACCGGACATTGTAATGTTGCCACCTGAACCTGTTGTACTTAAGTTACCTGCATTTACATTACCTGCAAAGTTAGCTGTGTTACCGGCTAGTTCTAGGTTAACTGTAAGATTACTTGCTGTTACATTACTTGAAACGTTTATATAATTAGCTGTTGCTAAGTTACCTAAATTAGCATTATTAACTGTTAAGTTACCATTTGCAGTTACAGCATTTGAAGTATGGTCAAAAGTAAATCCTGTGCTACCATCAACTAAACCAGCATTAGAGAACAATACTGTTGTGTTAGCCGCTGTAATAGTAATATTAGCTTGTACGTTACCAACGAATGTACCTGCTGTTACTGTGCCGCCGGCTGGGAACGTGACGTTACCTGTATTATCATAAACAGTACTAAAGCCGTTTGATGTTAGTGTTAGGTTACCAGTGCCGCTATTGATATTTGGTGTCAATAATGTATTAGTTACATTTGCATTACCAGTTACAGTCAATACATTTGTTGTATCGTTGAATGTAAAATTAGCACTTGCGCCAAAATTATTTGATCCATCATTGTATTGAATCTGTGTATTTGATCCAGCCGCTTCTTGCAAGTCCCAAGGTTGACCGTTTGCGTATAATAAGTTGTTTGTGCGTAAGTTACCTACGTTTGCAGTATCAGTAACTTGAAGATTGCTTGATACGTTTACAAAATTAGCAGTTGCTAAATTACCTAAATTTGCATTGGCAGCAGTTAAGTTGCCACTAAAGTTTGCAACATTACCATTAACTTGCTGACTTACGTTTACATAATTAGCAGTTGCTAAGTTACCAAGATTAGCATTTAATGCAATAATATTGCCGGTAAAATTAGCTGTATTACCATCTAATTGTAAATTAACTGTTAGATTATTTGTAGTTGTATTACTTGATACATTAACAAAATTAGCGGTTGTTGCGTTACCTAAATTAGCATTTCCAACTGTCAAATTTCCTGTAGTGAGAATACCGTCACTAAATTCAACTAAACCATTAGCATTAAATGTGGTTGTATAACCATTAGCATTAATAACAAAAGTGCTTGCACCACTGTTAATATTAGCTGTATTTACAGCTCCAGTTATATTAGCATTGCCGTTAACTGTTAATAAATTTGTACTAGGATTAAAAGTAAAGTTTGCACTTGCACTGAAGTTATCACCTTCATTAAATTGAATCTCTGTATTTGCGCCGGCCGCTTCTTGTAAATCCCAAGGCTGACCATTAGCATATAATAAATTGTTAGTTAAAACATTACCAGCTGATACATTGCCGTCGATATTAGCAGTATTTGCAAATACATTGTCCCAACGTGCTAGTGAATTACCTAAACTAAAACCACCAGAGAATGGATTTGCATTAGAATTGAATCGTGTGATTTGAGTATTAGGAGCAACAATCAAATCTACAGTAGATGGAGTAACTAGATAATTATTGACACTAATATTTCCTGTAGCAGTAATATTTGCACCAGTTATATAACCAGCAACATTCATCCCTGTGCTAGTAAATGTAGCAATGTTTGTAGTACCACCTACGCTAATAATAACATTACTATTAGCAAGAACTTGAACATTACTGTTACCATTAGCTAGTTGTGCAGTGTTAATTGTAGTGAACGATAAGTTGCCGGCGCCGTCAGTTTGAATTACTTGACCAGCTGTACCGCCGGTAATAATAACATTACTAATTGCGTTTAGATTTGCTTTGCCGGTAGTCGTAATGTTATTCGTAGTAACATCACCGTTCGCTAATATAATATTAGCGGGTGTTTCACCTACTGAGAAACCTGCTACCGAGTTTAGGGGTTTTAGTGCCATGATTGTATCCTATTATCTATATTTATCTACTTTTTATTCTGCATATACTGTAATCAACATTTTATATGTGATTGGATTTGCAGAATTTGGAGTTACTTTGAGTTCCAATGATGCTGGAGTTATGATATTACCTGCGTTGTAATCCACTTCAAAATTACCCACACCACCATTTACAAACAAACTTGCATATTCAGTAAATTGAACTGTTCCGTTGTAATATAATGAACTAATTTTGCATGATTGTCTACTAGGTCCAGCTGGCTCAGTAGCAATGATTTCAAATTCAACACCTGATAAATCGTCTACAGGAACTGAATATAATAGTTGACCCGGTGCTGTACTTGCAGTTGAGGCAAAATATACTAAGCTAGTAGACCATTTATAAACTCCAGCTCCCATTTGAAAACTATTTGCAATTAAGTTTCCACCTACTTGAAGTACTTTGGTATAATCATTATACGTTAAGAAAGCACTACCACCAAATTCACCACCATTATTAAACTGAACTTGGGTATTAGAGCCGCCCGGAACACCATTACCTCCGCCCCCGCCAGTTGACCAACTTAAATTACCAGACCCATCAGTTGCCAAAACTTGTCCATTAGTACCACCTAAGATACGCAAGTTTGCTACGTTACCCAGGTTAACACTAGTAGATCCAAAGAAGTTAGCACTAGTATTACTTCTAATTTGCGGTACTGTTAATCTTCCAGTACCAGTATCATATTGGAATGTGTTATCACCACCGAAGTCTCCGCCACTATTAAACTGCACAGATTGATTATTACCACCAGGTGATCCACCGCCACCACCACCGCCAGTTGACCAATACAAATTACCGGTACCGTCAGTAGTAATAACTTGTCCACCAAGGCCACCCGTGATGTGAATATTTGCCAAAGTACCTAAAGATATATTTGGACTTCCTGCACTATTCAAATTGCCAGCAACTCTTAATACCGCAGAGTTATTAATTGTTAAGTTACTACCTATAGTAACTAAATTTCTAAACGCACCATTGGATGCAGTTATATTCGAACTTAAACTTAAATTGCCACCTGAGTAATCACCTGAAATTGCAATATTTGCAGTACTAGTTAAATTACCAGACAATGCTAAACTAGTAAGAGTACCTACAGAAGTAATGTTTGATTGATTTGGTTGTGATACAAAGTTTGCAACATCAATACTAATACCAGTTATATAGGAACCATTACCTATAAAATAATCGGCTGTTATATTACCATTTGCTGTAATGTTTTCTACAGCAGAAATATTACCTAAAACATTTAAATTACCATATGTAGTAATAGTATCATCTGAACTATTACCAGCAGAAATGTTTTCTACATATAATGTATTTGTGTTTTTATCATATGTAAATCCAGCGTCACCACCAAATGACCCTGCGTCATTGAACTGAATTTGTGTATTACTGCCACCAGGACTACCATTACCACCACCATTACCTGTTTGTGCTGTCCAAGTTAAATTACCAGTACCATCTGTTTGTAGTACGTATCCGTTTAGTCCACCACCGATGCTAAGTCTAGATACATTACCTAATGATAGTATATTACCATTCCAAGTTACGTTAGGTATACCACCTAATGCACCGTTGTTGTTAAATTGTAATTGAGTATTACTACCACCTGGATTAGCGTTGAATGGTTGACCATTAGCATAGAAAAAACTATTTGCGTAAACTTTGTTAGCAGTTACATTACCTGTTAAATTTAAAAAATTAGAAACTACGTTTCCACTACTATCAATAACTGTGACGGCAGGTATTCCTACGGAGTACCCAGTTAACGTATTGAATAATTCTGATGCCATAGTATGTCCCGAAATTGTTATATTAATAATATATTTATCAAAATATTATGTTTTATACCATAGAAAAAAACACCCAGGAGATCTTTTTTCTAAATACAACATGTTAACAAGACAACCATCGAGACCACTATGTACTCATTGTAAAGTATCATTAGCAAAAGCTAATGGTGTCAGTAAGCATGGGTTTAAGAAATGGCACAAGTACTGTGTTGATTGTGCTAAAGGTGCATACAATACTAAGTATGGATACTTATTACACAAGAAAAACAAATGTGAGAAGTGTGGATTTGTTCCAGAAGATAGTTGTCAACTTGATATTATATACAAAGATGGTAATAAAAAGAACAAAGATAAAAGTAACTTAAAAACATTATGTGCTAATTGCAATAGGTTGCACACAAAGAAAAATAAAGAAAAGAAAAAATCTATCTTAGATATCACTGTTGATAGTGACTATACGCTTTAATAGCTTTTTTCTTCAATTATAGTACTACCAACGATTGTATTGATTCTGCGTTTGATTTCAGCACGTAAATCATTCTTAAGATAGACTTGTCTTGCGGCTTCGATAAACTCTTCACCAAAAGTTTTATTTTTTTCACATTCACGTTTGAGATTTTCAATGTGCCATAATCGTCTATTGACAAGTTTTAGTGTTTCACGTTCAGGAACTATATCAGGAATAGTTAGTGCATCCAATGTATTATTCAGATGAGTTAACTCTGTTTTAACGTTTTCTAATTTAGTAGAATCTGTTAAAAACTCTAATTTAAGTTCCAAAATAGTAATCTTGTCTATTAGTTCACCTAATGAGATTGGCGCATGTATAATCATAAGATTATATAGTGCGTATTTTAGCTAATCTAAAAAATCTAAAAATTGATAACCACATATAACCTATATCAAACTCAAACCAACGTCTACTTAACTTTGGATTAGCGGGTTCTAAATGATGATTGTTGTGTAGTTCTTCGCCACCTATAATAATTCCAATTGGAATCATGTTTGTACTGTAATCTTTACTGTCCCCGTTTCGATAACCCCATGTGTGACCTACACCATTAATAACTCCGGCCGCCCAAAATGGTATCCAAATCATCTGTACTAACCATATCAAAATACCAATAGGACCAAATAGTAAAACATCTATTAATAACATTAATACCACACCCGCATAGTTATAAGGTGTGTATAATTTTCTTTCTAACCAATCATCAGGTGTGTCTCTACCAAAATTAACTATCATTTTAGCGTTCTTACCTGCAACATAATAGTAATATACACCTCTGAATAATATATTCCATATACCATATAATACAGGACTGTGTGGATCTCCTTCTTTGTCAGTCGCACTATGATGCTTTCTATGTATAGCGACCCATTGTTTAGTAATCATACCGGTCGTTAGCCACAACCAAAAACGCATGAAGTGACTTAATATGGGATTGAATTCGATTGCTTTATGTGCTTGACCTCTATGTAAGAACAGAGTAACACATACTATAGTGATGTGTGTAACTATCAAAGTGTATAATATTTCGTTCATTAAATATTTAACCCAAAAAACATAGTCTACTACTCTAGCTATTACTATATGTGTAAGATATTTTCAGCCAACAAAAAAGCACTACAAATAGTGCTTGATTGTAACTTCCCATCCCGTTGAGATATTGTATTTATGCTAGTTTACGCTTTTTGCCACCAAGTTGCCAACCATCATCTAAGTAACACTATAGTGTGTCTTTCTTTACTTT